AATAGTTGCCGTACTTGACTGGGTAATATCAAAATCTGTTGCTGTATATGGCTTAGGAATGCTTACAAACGGACCGTTTGGAATAGCAGGCCAGTATAGTATCTGACCGTCATTAGTAGACATCATAATTGTTGTGATACCGTTGTAATCACCAAACACAACTTCTGATACATCCGGTTCGTAGTTTATTGTACTGACAAACATACTGCCTGTATCTGCAAGCGTAAATTCACTGAATACCCCAGATGTTGGGTTTGCGTTGGAATTTTGATACCAAGCGTCTTGAGAACTACTATTAGTCTGCATTATATGCCAGCCAGTAAAGAATCCAGCGGCAGCATACGCTATTTTTGTAAACGATTGGTCTAATCCAAATCCACTGAAATCAATCCAGTTAGTCTGCCCCATTGATGTTGTAATATCTGTAGTGTAGAACGCACCTAGGTTGTTATCGCTGGTAATTAGAAGGAATCCAGTGCCGTTGGTTTCAATGTCATAGAATGCCGCATTGGCTGTATATCCACTGCCACTATTAAATGCGGCAAGGAAACCACTATCAAGAGACACAGGTGTCCAACTTGTTCCGTTAGAACTATATAGTATAACTGGTAGGTTATCAGTGTTGCTACCTACTGCTACAAATTTTTCAATGCTGGCAAAATATTTTACTTGATTAAAACTAAAACTGTCAAAACCAGTAACTTCAGTCACCGTTCCCGGAGTAGATGTTGATGCGTACCATAATGCTCCATTATTACCATTACTTACATCAACAGCGTTAGCAGTATATACAATCATATCAGGGCCAACAGCAACTCTGCCTACTCCAAGCATATTAGTTGTATATTCTGTCCACGATAAGCCGTCGGAGGAAGTAAATGATCTGCCATCAGAGTTAACAGCAACATATAATGTTGAAGTACTACCACCACCACTTTGTCCAGTGTAGGCTGTTGTTTGTATTGTACCGTCTGGGAATGTTAGGCTACCGTCGTTGTTAAAACGCCAAGTTGAAGTATCTTCACCTGCTTTAATAGTTACACCATTGCCGCCGCTGACACGTAGAGCGTTACTATCCTCGCCCTCGTCTTGATCAATGTAACCATAACTGAACCAAATTTGGCCGCCGTCTGGCATATCTATATTAGGTCCATTTAGTACAAACTCATTATCACCGCTGGTTAATCTGTCTCCGCTTCCACTACCGCCGCCAATTTCACTAGTGGCATCTGAATCTTCCGGATCTTCTGCTTCGTTTTCTTCTCCTGGATTAATAACTTTTGTGGCGACAAACTTCCCGCCGACGTTAGTAAGTTTAATATTATCAAGATAGATACTGCCGCCTGCGGTATAAACGTGACGCCATTGTTTTGTTGGACTACCTAGGTCGTAGGTGTTATCTGCGCTAGGAATAATGTTAGTGGATGGATCATAAATGCTTGGTAACAATGACCATATAGTTGAACCATCACCAATTTTTAAAATATTGTTAGTGGTGTCATATCCCGGTTCACCTTGCGCCAGTACTGGATCTTCTAATGCCCAGTTAGCCGCTGTGTCTCTTCTTAATTTAATCTGCGTTGCCATTGTTAATCCTCATTAATATGTTGTTGCGGCATTTCCGCCATCAATCAAAACTGTCAAATTTAACTTATTGTCTTCGTCTACGTATGTGGCTGTTATACCGTTGTGTGTACCATTAGTAAACATTGCTGCCGCATAATCTTGGGCTAATTCTTGTAATTCAGCCGCAGAACCTTGCCCTGCTAGAACATATAATTCTTCAAAATTTTGATTGGTTTTGTTAAAGGCATCGCGTAAAGTATCGCCGTCTTTGGCGTTTAACGCTGTTCCGATGTTAATTGTTTGTATGGCCATAATTTCGTCCCAATAAGCTCGCTTCCAGTATTTATCGCTACGATAAATATATTACTATGCCAAGATTAAGCCTTTACAAACCCGAAAAATCGCAGGATTACAAGTTTTTTGACCGCACAGTCTACGAGATGTTTCAAGTAGGCGGTGTAGACGTCTACGTACACAAATACATAGGCACAGACGACGGTTCTGTGGTCAAAGATCATACACAAATTCAGGATCTACTGTTCCTAGAAAACAGAGATAGAAAATACAGCGACGATATCTACACACTTCGCGGGCACTATCAGGTACAGGACATTGATTTTAACCTCAGTCAATTTGGGCTTTTCTTAAGCAACGATACAATTTTTATGACTGTTCACATCAATAATAGTGTGGACTTACTAGGTCGTAAAATCATGGCGGGAGATGTTATAGAACTACCCAACTTAAAAGACGAGCATGCCATGAACGACTATGCCACTGCTTTGAAACGCTTTTATGTAGTAGAAGAAGTTAATCGTGCCGCAGAAGGTTTTTCAGCCACTTGGTATCCGCACTTGTATCGTGTAAAATTAAAGAGCATAGTAGACAGTCAAGAATACAAAGATCTGCTGGATCGTCCAACAGAGTCTGACAATTATGCTGGGGAGTGGAGCCCTAATATGAACTACTATCCTGGGCAGGTGGTAAAATACAAAGGCACGCTCTACGAAGTAACGCAGGAAGTTGTGGGCAATATTCCTGGATTAACTGAAACTACGATCGAACCCACAGTTACAGATGCCTGGGCAGACTATTATACAGTCAGCACCACCGATACTCTTAGAGATCTAATGAGTACCTATGAAAAAGAAAAGGCAATTAATGATGCAGTTGTAGCAGAAGCAGAAGCAGATGCTAAGAAAAGTGGCTACGAAACTAGTCATTTTTATACAGTTAAAGTTGATCAAAGTACTGGCACAGTTGATTTAACGTTGGTAACATCTGATACTGATATTTCCGTAGATACAAATGTAAGTTCTAGTCCTTTACCTTTAAAAGATGGTTACACTGGATACCTATTAGGCGACGGTATTGCTCCTAACGGTCCAATAGTCGACACTACTGATATCACTATTCCAGAAGGACAGGTAGATGCACAGTTTGGATTTGGTATACAGTTCCCGAGTACTGCCAGCACTGGCGATGTATTTTTAAGAACAGACTTTTTACCTAATCGCATGTTTAGATACGATGGTCGAAGATGGGTCAAACAAGAAGATAATGTACGTATGACTATGAGCAACAGTGACGATACACGTCAGACACAGCGTACTGGATTTGTTAATAATACTCAGAAGTCAGGAATTAATCAATTGGCCACCGATGTTGTTTATATCGACTTGCTTGGAGATCCAATTTGGGAAAGCGGCAGTATCACACAAGATTTACAAATTACAACAACGTCTGTGTTTATTCAGACCAACGTTGCATACAATAAAAACTATCTAGTCGAAGTATGGTTAGATGAACAGAGTAAAGCAACAAAGATTACTACATCCGAAGTCAGCGGTGCATTAGCATTCACTATCGGACACCCTGTACAGGATAATTCTGTAATTAGATATACAATCTATGACAAGGTAGTAACACAAAGACAGAGCCTTAGTAAGGCTCTTAGACCACAGGCGGACAACTAATGCAATGGTTTTATGACGGCCAAATAAGGCGATATATTGGACAGGTAATCCGTATGTTAAGCGGATTTAAGTATCAAACAGGTGACGGAAAACAAATTACCGTGCCTGTAATCTACGGCGATATGACTCGTCAAGTAGGTCAAGTAATCAAAGACAATTCAGAAAATAAACTGCCCAGCGCACCTCGTATAGCAGTCTACATTACTGGCTTGGCTATGGATAAAACTCGCTTAGGTGATAGTACTTTTGTTAGCAAAGTGCATATTCGTGAACGAGAATATGACGATGTCACGGGCGAATATACTGCTAAACAAGGTAATAATTTTACTGTTGAGCGACTAATGCCAACACCATATAAGCTCACTCTTAAAGCAGATATATGGACTACAAACACAGATATGAAACTGCAAATTATGGAGCAGATTCTAATGTTGTTTAATCCAAGTTTAGAAATACAAACAACAGATAACTTCCTAGACTGGACTAGTTTAAGTGTTGTAGAACTAACAGATATCACCTTTAGTTCTAGAAGTATTCCTGTAGGTGCTGAAACAGAAATTGATGTAGGCAGTTTAACGTTTGAAACTCCTATATGGATCAGTGCTCCTACTAAAGTTAAGAAATTAGGTGTAGTAACAGATGTATTAATGAATATCTTTGATGCTACAGGTAATTTAACACCAGATTTTGTCAGCGGCAAGCCAGCGGCAGTAGAATTTAATAACGTTGCGGGCTACGGTATATTAGTTTATAACAATAAATTAAGTTTATTAAAGGGCAGAGAACCTTTATTAATCGACGATGCTGCCGATTCGGTGTTTACTAAAATAGGTGCAGATATAAGTTGGAATTTTATATTTGAACAGTACCCTGGTAAATTTAGAACAGGTGTTAGTCAAGTGTTTTTAATTCAAGACGACGGTAATCAGATAGTGGGCACTCTCAGCGAAGACGCAGACGATAGTACAATATTACACGTTAATTGGGACCAAGATACATTCCCAACTAACACACTGATAGCCAATGCTAATAATTCTGTTCTTAGAGGATCTGTAGATGCTATTGTTGACCCAACAAGATTCAATCCACGTCCAAGATTACCAGGTGGCGCATTAGATTGGCCCGACATGACCAATGGTCCTATTAGATACATTATTTTAGAAAGCATAGGCGACACTATTAATGATGATGGACCAGACGGGTGGAAAAATCAAGACGGCACAGACTTCTATGCCGAAGCAAACAGTATTATAGAATGGGCAGGTACACACTGGGAAGTAGTATTAGACCCTGCGGATCCTGACCTAGTAGGCACACCTGTATATATTACCAATCTTAGAACCGGTATACAATACAAATTCTTAGACGGAGAATGGACAAAATCATTCGAAGGCGAATATCGAAAAGGGCACTGGCGTTTGATATTCTAAACTAAGTAAGTGCATGAAAGAACAGATAGTCTGCTCTGGCGCACTTTTCTATGCCAAAAACACTAAACGATTCCTACTGCTACAAAAAGCAGAAGGCAAACACGCGGGCACATGGGGGTTAGTTGGCGGCACTAACGTCGAAGGCGAAACTGCATGGCAAGGGCTTCAACGAGAAATCGAAGAAGAAATTGGTTCTGTTCCAAAAATAATCAAAACAATTCCTATAGAAACGTTTGTTAGTAATGACAGCGTTTTTAATTTCCACACCTACCTTTGTGTTATAGAACAAGAATTTATTCCTGTACTAAGCAAAGAGCACAATGGATGGGCATGGTCAACTGTAGATAGTTCTCCTAAACCTTTACATCAAGGTTTGCGTAGCAGTTTTAGCAACAAAACTATCAGAACAAAATTACAAACTATTTTTGATATTGTAGAGTTAATTTAATGTGGCCCATCCATCACCAAAAACCACCAAACGAACCTTATATTTGGATTAAGAACGTTTTTACTGACGAAGAAATTGCACGTATTATTGCTATTGGTAAATCTAAGCCGTCTGTAGACGGTGGTGTCGAAAATAAAGATCAAGATGCACAATGGGCAAGACGTAGTAAAATCTCGTGGATAGGACCAGATGCTTCCACTGTTTTTATTTTTGAACGCTTAACAGATGCTATTACAAAAGTAAACAAGGCATTTTACGACTACGAATTAACCCAGATAGAAGATTTACAATTTTCCGAATACGACGAGTCTTATCAGGGTATGTATAGAAATCACACAGACGACGGATATGATTCAAATCATTATAGAAAATTAAGTTTTACTCTACAATTATCAGACCCGAGCGATTATGAGGGCGGTGATTTAAATATCTATCGCTTTAAATTAGACGAACCAATGACAGTGAAAAAAGAAAAGGGTATGTTGGCAGCATTTCCTAGTTGGTCTATTCACGAAGTAACGCCGGTTACCAAAGGAACACGTTATACACTAGTAGGATGGGTACATGGGCCAAAGTTTCGTTAACATTAAACCGGTGAATTTATGGCCTACCACTGTGTATGTTTCTGAAATACGCATTTTAGATATGCCTAGTATGATTTCTGAAATTTATAGACTACAATCCACGGAGTCTGCTGTTAAAAAATCAAACTATGGTGGCTGGCAAAGCGAAGTAAATTTATTTGACAATCCTGCGTTTGCTCAATTAACTGATGAAATAGCCAGTACTGTGTTTTGGTTGTTTAATAAAAATATCTCTATCAAACAAATGTGGGCCTGTGTTAACAAGCACAAAGATTTTAATGTAATTCACGCACATGGTAATGAATATCACCTAAGCGGCGTATTTTATTTGAAAGTTCCCGTTGACTCGGGTAATATATGCTTCAGAGATCCGAGGCCAGCGGCTATTAATTCCACTACAAATAGAATTTTTAATCAGGGTGATAGCGAAAATTTTATTCCCTATGAAACGGAATTAATATTGTTTCCGTCATTTTTAGAACATTTTGTCATGCCCAACGAGTCACAAGAAGATCGCATTTCCGTAAGTTTTGATCTAGTCTTTGGAGAATAATCATGTGGATGAATGACAAAATATTAATTATAGATAATTTTTACAAAGATCCTGACAAAATACGAAAGTTTGCTCTTAATCAAGAATTTAAAAATTGTAAAGAAGCCAATGCAGGAGGCAACTGGCCTGGGCGAAGAACAAGTTTCTTACACAATCTTAATCAAGAATTGTCCGACGAATTTCATAATGCGTTTCTTGGAAATTTATTAGAAAATAATCCTATAAAATACGGCGGATATATTGAAACAAATTTTCAACTGTGCTACGAATCCGATGGAGATTCTTGGGTACACTACGACACGCCCACGTGGCATTGTACTCATGTTGGTGTTGTGTATTTGCATCCAAATCCTCCTGATAATTCAGGAACTTTGTTTTACAAATTTAACGAAGAACACAGACAAGAGTTTGAAGAATATGCCGCACGTAATAATCATTTGTGGTTTAAATTAAATCGAGATCAGGACAGCAAAGAATTTCATAAATTTTTTAAACAGACAATGTCTATACCTAACGTATATAATCGTGCTATAATTTATGGACCAAATGCTTGGCACAAATCGGATAGGTATTTTGGTTCAACGCCTGAGACGGGTAGACTATTTCAACCATTTTTCTGTAACCTTAATTTTATATATGATGAACAAGAAACCTAAATTAGCCATATACGGGGATAGTTTTTCAGATCCGTCGTGGGTACAAAACGACTATTTGTCGTGGCCTGAGATGTTAGAACAGAAATACACTGTCAAAAATTATTCTCTTACAGGTTCTAGCATGTGGTGGAGTTATGATAAATTTTTAGAAACTCACGCCAGTTACGATTTGGCAATATTTGTGGTAACAGTTCCGGGCAGAATTCATGTAGAATATAACAATAAGCATTTGAATTTAAATCCTAGTACATGGCCAGTATGGGATGGCATTAACATTGGAGAAATGTATTTTAGGTACTTTTATTCCAGCAAACGAGAAACTGCGTTTCATAATTTTATGGTTAATGACATATTACAGTATCAGGATGTGTTAGTTGTCCCTGCATTTTTAGAAAGTTTGCCTAATTTAAATTCTTGGTCATTGTGCCACTATGCTGATTTAGAATTACAATTCTATGGTCTAGATCATCCAGGTAACAATGAAAACAGAAAATGTCATTTAACCAAAGAAAATAATCTTATGGTATACAACAAAATTATCAATGCTATTGATAATAAGGATCAAATTTTAAAATTAAATCCTGAAGATTTTGTGCAACCTGCGGATCCTATGGAATGTTATTGGAAATAATATGAAGGAAGATTACAAAGTTATCAAAGGATTTGCAGATGCAGATACTTGCAATCGTATGGTTGAAAAATTAGACGACTTTTATAAAAAAGGTTATAACTTGCCGCCGGATAATCAGTGTCCGTCTAGTCCTACTTTTTATGGAATTTTTAATGACGAATCAAAATTGTGGTTACCTAAAATAGAAGAACTAGTGGAAAAGAAGTTATTTCCAACATACACTTACTCAAGGATTTATACAAAAAATGAAGCGTTAAATCCACATATCGATAGGTTTGAGTGCGAATATAGTTTTACACTTACTTTAAAATACGATAAAAATATATGGCCCATTTATGTTCAGTCTGGCAATAGAGGGCATGAAATTTTATTAGACGTTGGAGATATCTTAATTTATAAAGGTGTTAAAAATCTACACTGGCGGCATGCGTTAGAAAATGATTTTCACTATCAGGGGTTTTTCCATTATGTAGATAAGCAGGGTCCTTATTCTGATAGAAGATTTGACGGACGACATAGTTTTGCGTCCACACAAGAAGTAATAGACGAAGTAATTAGGAGAAGAAATGTATTACAACAGTGAATATCAATACATGACATTTGATGTTCCGCATGTTGTTGAAAATATTGCAGACATTCAACGCATGACAGACATAGGTATTGATAAATTTAAAAGAAAATTTAATGCACGTAATTATGCTGTTGGCACAGACAACATTACCTGGCAGTTTGCTAACTATAATGTGTTTGGTCTTTGTTCTTGTAATCAATGGTTCTATGATATCTATACAAGTTTAATCGACGGAATTAGACAATATCACGAACTAGCGGGTATCGAAAAGCCAAAACAACTATGGTTGCAGGCTTGGATTAACAGTCATAAAAATGGACAGGTTCTTAAAACACATAATCATGATTGGCCTTTACACGGATTTATGGCTATAGATCCTAAGAAAAGTCATACTGTGTTTACAGATAAGCCTAACGGCAAAGAGTTGTACAGAGTTGAAAACAAAGTAGGACAGTTTTACATAGGCCCTGGTAGTAGATTTCATCATGTAGAAATTTTAGAACCGTACGAGGGTGAACGAATTACATTTGGATTTGACTTAGAGCATCGAGATAGAATTTTTGATAACATGGGATTTATTCCAATTATTATATGAGTTATTATCAAACATTTAATTCGTTTGGCTATATTATTGAAGACGTTCCTAAAGAAATTATGGACACTTTGTGGAAGGAAGTTAAAGAAATACAAAAAGACTTTGACCATGCTTCTGCTACTAACCACACGTTGGCTGGTAATATTCAGAGAGAATATTCATTAAAAGACTCCATTTCGGTAGTAGAGCCATTTGCATTTAATGTAGCCGAAACTTATAACGAGCTGTTCAAATATAATTCTAATATCAGCGTGTTTAAACCAGGGCGATTAGATTTCGCTGTAGACACACTATGGGTTAATTTTCAGAAAAAATATGAATTCAATCCAGCGCATACACATCTAGGTCTATATAGTTTTGTAATATACTTACAAATTCCATATGACCTCAATGAAGAGTTGGCTGCAAGTCCTGGGGTAAACTCTAATAAAAATCTAGCATCAGCATTTGAATTTTTCTATGTAAATTCGTTTGGTAAAATAACTAAAAATCCTATATTCATGGATAAGACATGGGAAGGGAAAATGTTGTTGTTTCCAGCAGAATGTATGCACGAAGTACACCCATTTTATACGTCCGACGATTACAGGATTTCCGTAGCAGGTAATATTGCTATCCAAGCCGGATCTAAGTAAATCACAAAAATACCCCACTAAATATTGTCGAATTAAGGAGAATTACATATATGTCTAACAAATTACCAGAAATTTTTTATCTCGAAAACGTTGCAAAGCAAGATGTTTTTGCTAACATTATTGCAGATTTAAACGACGGAGTTTGGAAATACGGTGTTATAAAAATTAATGCCGCTGGCTTTGATATCGAAGATAACGCAAACTTTTGGTCTGTAGATATGGTTAAAAATCGTTGGACAGAAGTATTATTTCAGGATATTATTGACAAACTCGAAGCACTAGATCCTAGAGTCAAAGGTTATAACTTTAAAAGTCTTGACGTTGTTGCCGGCGGCAAAACATTTGGCCTAGACGGAAATATACACGTTGACAGAGAGTTTGAATTTAATTCAAACGGCGACGGTTATATGACAATGTGTTATTTTCCTAATAAAGAATGGAGCCCGGAATGGGGCGGTGAACTGCAATTTTTTGACAATCAAGGAAATATTATAGCCAGTTATTATCCAATGCCTAATACTTGTATTGTATTTGACAGTAACATTCCTCACAGAGGCCTTGCTCCTAACAGAAATTGTACAGAATTAAGAAAATATATTTCTTTTAAGACGTTTGTTAATAAGTTTGATTTTAGTGGCGATATTGAAGCCGAAGTTAAATGATTCAAAATTTATTTGCGTTACCTATCTACAAAACTAATATTTTTGACTCTGATATAGACTTTGGAGTCATAAGGTCTACGCTTGAACAACAATACAAGGAAATAAAATTTCATGTTGGGTTGGAAAAAAATGGCGGTATAAGTACCTACGGCACTAATAGAAATTTGCATGAAGTACCAGAATTTAAAGCATTGTGCGATTTAATTTTGTATCATGCAAATTTATATTGGAAAGTCCTGGATATCAACGACGGTCTGCGCCCTGCAATAGACGAGTGCTGGTCTAATAAACACGTTAACGGTAGTTTTACTGACTGGCATTCTCATAGTATGCACCCTATTGTTGTAAGTTTTTATCTAAGTGCTCCTGAACGTAGTGGAGGAATAGTGTTTACTAATCCTATGGAATACAGTATTACACACATTCCTTACAATCGTCCTGTAGAAGAAAAAATTAATACCACAATTCATATTAAATCAGGCGATGTGTTAATGTTTCCTGGATGGTTGAGACATAAAACTGAAGTAAGTCACACTGATGATGAACGTATAGTAATCACATTTAATTTAAGATACAGCGGAGTATACTTAGATTCTCAACAACCATATCCGGTCGTTAAAGAAACTACAATGCCTGATAATTTTTCAACTCCCGTAATAGTGGAATCGAATAACAGTACCATGGATTATTTGTTTAATAAGTTACATACTCAGGAAATTATTATAAATCAATTAAAAGCAATGCTCACTGGAGGCGCTGATGGAAGATAAAAAAGTACCTCGTGTTATAAGAAACCTTGATACATCGCAACGTAGAGTTCACTTCAACGAAAAAATTTTACTAGTCCCAAGAGAAGTAGAACAAAAACGTTTAGAAATATGCAATAACTGTAAGTCGTATGAAAATTACGGCTGTACTATTACTGGATATTTTATGCCCAAGACCGTAAGAAATAAATCACAAAGTTGTCCTTATGGTAAATGGACTAGTTGGTATAGTTTTAATGATAATTTTAAGGACGAATAATGTCAGTTGTAAAAGTAGGATATACTCCATGGTTTGAAAAATCTCCAAATACTAGCGGACTGGGTCCGCTAAATTATTACGGCTGGAACGAAATTATTCATTTTGATTTAGAAAAGTTAGACACATGGAAAGATTCAAAAGTAGGATTTATGAAATGCCCTGCATTTGTAAAGTATAACGAACAAACATGGGTAATACGTTCTTTAATTGATGTAGAATTGCACTGGGACAAATATAATAAAGTTTTAAGCAGTAATCTTCCAAGTCTTGCACACGATGCTATGGTCAAAGTTCACTGGGGAGATTTTAATCCTGAAGTTGATAAACCTATAGTTGCATTAAACAGCGCCATGCTGTTCTATGCAGACGAAGAAGTATGGGTAGACTTTTTACCTCCTTATAATCATATCGATTTAAGATGGAGATTGATGCCTGGCAGTTTTAATATTTGTAATTGGCAACGTCCGCTGGTTCCTACTTTTGAAATGCTCAATGACAGAATTGAATTTAAGAGAGGACAGCCGTTAGCCTATGTAAGATTTAGAGCAAGAGACCCACAGGCAATGTTTCAATTAAACAAACAACCAAGAACAGAAGAACTCGATCATATTGTAAATTCTTCTGTGTCTCTTAAATCATATCAAAACAATTTAAGTTGGAAAATTGTGTCGGGGGTCATTCCAAATAGATTACGTCCAAAGAAATTAGTAAAATCAGAACCTTGGATTTGTAGATTCTTTAGAAGGATCTTAAAAAAATGATCAAGTCCGTTTGCATATTAGGTGGAGGTACTAGCGGACTAATAACGGCACTAGTACTCAATAAGTGGTATCCTACCATGGATATTAAAATTATCGAGTCTCCCACTATAGGTATTGTCGGCGTCGGAGAAGGTAGTACAGAACATTGGAAACAGTTTATTAATACTGTAGGGATTACTCTACAAGAATTAATGTTAGAAACTGGTGCTACTTTCAAAGCAGGTATTAGATTTGAAAATTGGAATGGTGACGGCACATTTTATATGCACGCTCTACATGCCGATTATACGCAACTAATGGGTAACGGGTTGCCAGGAGTAATGGTCAAATTAATTTCTGAAGATCAGCCGCACTTATATCCAGATAATGTCATTAATTCCATACATTACTTTCCTATCGATGCCAGTGTAAATCAATATCATTTTGATACGTTTAAACTTAATAAATTTTTACACAAGAAATGTATCGAACGCGGAGTAGTTGTTGTTGAAGATGATATAGACGACGTTGAAATTGACAGTCAAGGATACATTAGTTCTTTAATTAACAAAGACGGTGTCAAATATACAGCAGATTTCTTTGTAGATTCTTCTGGGTTCAGAAGAGTCATTAGTTCTAAACTTGGCGCAAAGTGGAATGATTGTAAAGAATATTTACCCATGGACAGAGCGTTTGCTTTTCCTACACCCAGTGACGACGAGTTTCCAAGTTGGACCCTGAGTCGTGCATTATCCAGCGGATGGTCATGGAGAATACCAACGCAAGAACGCTATGGCAACGGTTACGTTTATTCCAGTGAATTTTTATCCGACGATCAAGCATTGTCTGAAATGCAACAGTACTATAAAGATCCTATACAAGTAGGTAAAAGTTTTAAGTTTAGTGCAGGTTATGTTGATAAATTCTGGATTAAAAATTGTGTTGCAGTAGGTCTTGCTGGAAGTTTTGTTGAACCTCTCGAGGCTACTAGCATAGGAACTAGTATTCAACAGGCGTTTGCACTAGGATCAGCACTGGCATCTTGGACTAAAGGCAACGAAAAAATAGCGGACAAATATAATCAACAATTTGAAGCAGTTGCTAAAAACATTATTGACTTTGTACAGTTACATTACATCACTCAACGTAACGATACACCATTCTGGCGTAGTTGCAAAGATTTAAAGTTGACCGAGTTTAATAAAGATACACTGGAACACTTTAAAACAGTTGTGCCAAGTAGAGCATATTTTCCCAGTCACTGGGTGTTATTTACAGAACAGAACTGGTTACAAGTATTACACGGTTTAAAATTATTTGATATAGAAAAAATAAAACAAATATGGATGTCTCAGGATCCCTCTGTTATTACTGAAACAGATAAAATATACGACAATATATTATTATACCAACGCGATGCTCTTAAATTTAATCACAGAGGCGCAATTGAATTCTTAGCAAAAGAAGTGAAACGATGAAAACCATCGCAATATTAGGCGGAGGAAGTGCTGGCTGGTTAACTGCTTTGTTTGTTAAACAAGTGTGGCCTGCCTGCGATGTGACAGTAATAGAAGACCCTAATACTCCACCTATTATTGCTGGAGAAAGTGGTTCCGCATCCCTTAATAAACTATTCAACTTTTTAGAAATTCCGTTTGATGACTGGATAGTGTCTGTAAATGCCATGCCTAAACTCGGCGGCAAATTTGTAAATTGGAACGGAATAGGAACAGAGTTTGTTCATGGGCTTATACCAGACTGGTATAGATTAGACTTTAATGCTAAGTTTCCAGAGTTTGGATTGGGTAATGATTTTTTAGCCTGTTCATTGGCGGAAGGCATACCTACTGAAAAAATATTCTACAACGGATCGTTACAGCGTGTGAATAAATTGCCTATCAGTCCTAGTAGTGTAGGTAAATTTAATGTTATTACACTACCTATGTGGCACTTCGACAGCCGCGCCAATGCCGACTATATGAAACGTCGCGGCATAAGCAAGGGGATTAAACTAATCGAAGGCAAGTATATTAAATCTAATAAAGCACTCAACGGTGACATTGATTCTATTACATTAGATACTAGGGATCAAATAAATGCAGATTGGTTTTTTGATTGCTCCGGATTCGCCAGACTACTTCTACAAAAAGAATTAAATGAACCTTTTAAGGATTTAAGCGAATATTTTCCTGCTAGGGCAGTTGTAGCATGGTGGAACGAGCCTGTACTTAAAAATTATACCGAAATGACAGCATTGAAAAATGGATGGTCTTGGAATATTAATTTAAAACATAGGGCAGGTAATGGATACATTTACGACCCCGACAGAATTACTGCGGATCAGGCAATAGACGAAGCAGAAAAATATTTTAATATAAAGATAGATCCGGTGGCTAATTTAAAATTTACACCTGGGTTGTTTTTAAATTCTTGGAAAAATAATGTAATTGCCGTTGGAATTAGTTCGGGATTTTTAGAGCCGTTGGAGTCGAACGGACTAGCATCTGTTGCTGAACAATTAAAAATATTGTCAGAATTTTGGTCTCCCGACAGTAATACCGTGTATGAACAAAAATCATTTAATGACAAATATCAAAAAATAATGTTTGATATCAGCGATTTCCTTTCACTACATTATCGAGGACACAGAAATGATTCCGATTTTTGGCAGGATCATAACTCTAATCCACAGCGTATATCGGCGTCATTACAGCATAAATTAGATCTATGGAAATCTGGATCATTAGGTATCGACAATACAGAAGTATATGCTTTAGAAAATTATGCAGTTGTTATCCAAGGACTGGATTTAATCAATAAAGACAAACTTAGACAACGTCTATTATCCAAACGGTCAACTATATTTGAAGACTTTCACCAATCATACCAAAAATTATCTAACGATGTTGACAACATAACATCAATCTGCTATACTTTAGAAGAATGGGTAAAATTGGTTTATGAAAACAATTAAAAGTATAATAGTATTAGGTGGCGGCACCAGCGGATTAATTACTGCCTTGATGTTAAAAAGGCAACATGAACATTTAGATATTAAAGTTATCGAAAGTTCTTCCGTTGGAGTTATAGGTGTAGGGGAAGGCGCTACAGAACATTGGAGATACTTCTGCGAAACTATAGGTGTTAGGTTAGAAGATACGCTGGTTGCCTGCGATGCTACTCTTAAAACAGGAATAAAATTTAGTAATTGGGGTGTGCCTGATTACTGGCATGCTACCTGTGAACCTTATGCAAGACCCGCTGGAGATTATCTAGCAGTTTACGCTAAATTAATTGCAGAAGGTGCTGGTCCTTTAGACATTATTCAAAAACGTACAATCGATAGCACAGTACCCGAAGATTGGGTAAATCTTAATGTTCCTTGCCCTGTTAATCAATTTCATTTCAATACATTTTCCACCAACGACTACTTACATAAGTTGTGTAAAGAAAGAAACATTCCTACAATAGATGATAAAATTGTAGATGTAATCTTAGACGACAACGGATATGTTAAAGAACTAATTGGAGAAAATGCCGTACACTCGGCAGATTTCTTTGTTGACTGTTCTGGTTTTGCCAAAGTGATAATGAAAAAACTTGGAGCAAAGTGGGAAAGTTATAAAGATAATCTTTGGGTTAATAGTGCTATTGCATTTCCTACAGAAGATACAGACGAATATCCAATTTACACCAGCGCAACCGGTATGGATTATGGTTGGATGTGGAATACTCCCGTACATGGTCGATGGGGCAACGGCTATGTGTTCAGTGACAAGTACATAGATTTCGACCAGGCGCAGGCAGAAGTCGAAGCAAAGTTAGGTAGAAAAATAAACATAGCAAAGAAAATCAAGTTTGATGCAGGTAAACTTGACCGCACTTGGATTAAAAACTGCGCTAGTATCGGCTTATGTTCTAGTTTTGTAGAGCCACTAGAAAGTAGTGCCATTAGTCAAACTATTTTGCAGACTTTTTTAATTATGAATTTATTGCCTAGTTGGACCAACAGTCCAGACGAAGTGGCCGGAATATACAATAAACGAGTAGACGACATCTGCGAAAATATTTTAGATTTTATTGCAGTACATTACTACGTACCCAGAGAAGATACAGCATTCTGGAAGGATCTTAAAAATAACAGAGACACCTGGGTACCTAAAAGATTAAAAGATAATTTAGAAAAGTGGAGCAAACGACTGCCATTGGTATTAGAATTTGATCAAAAGTATGTACTGTTTACTGCTGATAATTGGATAGTTACATTACACGGATTAAATCTCTTAAATCCAGAACGTGTCAAACATGAATATATGATGCTGACTCCGGAAATTAGACAGCATTGTGATAGGATTGTCGACGAACAAAAACATTTAGAAAATACATTACCTCATATTCCACATAAAGTAGGTCTTGAAAAATTTATAGGTAATTATAATAAAGCCTTAGGAAAATAAAATGTCAAAAATCAATAGCATAGTTGTAGTCGGAGGTGGTAGCGCCGGTTGGATGACTGCCGCAACTCTTATAAAATTCTTTCCAGAAAAAACTATCTCTTTAATTGAAAGTGCAGATGTTCCTACTGTAGGGGTGGGCGAAAGCACATTAGGTCAAATTAATGAATGGCTACACATACTTGATATTAAAGAAGACGATTTTATGAAATACACAGATGCTGGTCTTAAGATGAGCATCAAATTCACAGACTGGGCAGGCAAAGGATCTGGTGGATTTCATTATCCTTTCGGAGACTCCTGGAATGTGGGAACAGTATTCGGTGTAAACGACTGGTTTATTAAAAAGGCCAAGTATCCTGGAACTCCAAATACAGATTTTGCAGAGTGTTTCTTTCCCGCTATGCAGTTAGTTAATCAAAATAAAATTATTAAAAATGAAAATGATGAGCTACCTGGTTGGCGCTACGACAGCGATGTGGCTTATCACTTTGATGCTACTAAGTTTGGTATGTGGCTACGTGAAGAATATTGTAAGCCCCGAGGAGTTCAGCATATTGTAGGCACTATCAAAGAAGATATCGAAACTGATAGCGCAGGTGTTAAGTGTGTTGAGCTAACTACAGGTGAAAAAATCACAGCAGATTTATACATCGACTGCACAGGTTGGAAAAGTCTACTACTAGGAAAAGCACTAGGTGTGCCATTCGAGAGTTATTCAGACATACTACCCAATAACAGCGCATGGGCAACTAGAATGCCTTATACAGACAAAGAAAGTCAGTTGGAACCTTACACTAACTGTACTGCTATTGAACACGGCTGGGTGTGGAATATTCCCTTATGGTCTAGAATTGGTACTGGTTATGTATTCAGTGATGCTTATGTATCCAACGAAGATGCGTTAGAAGAATTTAAACGTTACTTGAAGGAAAATAATCCTGCAGATTTAATCGACACATTAGAATTTAAATTAATTAAAATGCGTGTAGGTATTCACGAAGAACTCTTCCATAAAAATGTTTGTGCTATTGGACTAAGTGCAGGATTCATAGAACCATTAGAGTCTAATGGCTTGTTCACCGTACACGAATTTTTGCATAGATTAGTTAAAACTTTATCTCGCGATGATATAAGTTTAATTGATAAAGTTGGATTTAACGAAGCAAATCGAGGAGACTTCAGAGCGTTTGCAGAGTTTGTAAGTATGCACTACTTATTAAGCCAACGCAGTGACACTCAATATTGGAGAGATGCTAGAGAGCGTAAATTTAATAATGGAAAAAGAATTCCAGGTGACTTTTTAGGGTATGGATTTGATAATGCCATCTTTAAAAGAGATGTTCAATCAATGTACGACTCAAGTACAGGTGGCGCACTTTTCATTGCCGCTGGATTAAATTATTTCCCTATTACAGAATCAGTTATCAAACGATCAGAATTTAAATTTAATAGACGGTTAGATTATGTTAATGATTCATTTGATATTTGGGAGTCAAATAAAACTTATTGGAAAAAGATTGCAGATGCCGCTCCTACTTTATATCAGTTCTTAAAAGACAAGTATAATGTTTAAAAAGAAACAAGAACCGATTATTACATTTACTTGTAGAGAGTGGGCTATAAGGACTCACGCTCCTGTGTTGCCTGCTGGAAACTTTTTGCCTAAAGAATATGAAGAATTGCATCCTGGAAACATTTGTCCGTTTGATCATTTTAATTCTGCATCGTTGTTAAGTGTAAGATTATGTCCTGCGGTAAACAATTATTTGCAGGCAGGGTATGTTATTCCGGCATGGTGCGATATTGAAATAAAATTTCAAAACGACCAATATCATGTAAACTACAGTAATTTAAACTATCAACATAGAACACATCCTGAAGAACAGTTTGGTGAGATGTTTAATAGATTTAAATTTAGAACAGATATTAAAATTGACAATCCGTGGAGTATCTATACAGCACCTGGGTATAGTTTAATGTGGATGCCTATGTGGTTTCATAATGCAAATTATCAAGCAGTACCTGCTATTGTAGATTCTGACAGAGTGCCAAATCATAATCCAATTAATATCATGTTGTTCGAACCCAAGGACACATTAATTAAAATGGGCGATCCGTTAGTTCAAGTTATTCCATTTAAGAAGGAAACTATTACCGCCGTTAGCAGAGAATATAACGAATCTGATGCTAAAAGAAAAGACTCCTTGTTGGGACTAGGACAGTTAAGCAGATATGGCTGGAGACAATTTATAAAAAATAAAGTTAATTATCTATTAGATAGGAAAGATTTAGACTTATGATTGGTAGTGCTAAGTCCAAAGAATTTTTTAAATTTCAAGATTCTTTAAAACCTCAGATATCATTCGATGATATTATAGTTATTGACGACGTGATTAATCACATGTATCAAGATGATCTTGAAAAAACACTATTAAGCGAAATGAGTATTCCTTGGTTTTTATTGGACGACATTACATACTCTAATACTAGAAAAGTTAAAAAACAAAATCTTGGACTAGTGCATCCTATAGTGCCAACATTTAATGGCATGAGTCCTGTGTATAATTTATTATTACCGCTGTTATATGAAGCATTGACAAAAATTGATTTTAAATTGTCGAATATAATTCAAGCCAGATCTTTTTTACAATTTCCCACAGAACAAACCAGCATTAATAATCCGCACGTTGATGACAACATACCGCACATAGTTTGTCTTTATTATGTCAATGACAGCGATGGCGATACAATAATATATGATCAAACCACAGATATTGTGCCCAATGTTCCTGGCATTAATGAAGAAGTGTTTACTATCAAACAACGAGTAACTCCCAAAAAAGGACGAGTAGTATTGTTTAACGGAAAACATTATCATAGCAGTAGTACTCCTACACAAGGAAGACGTTGTATTATAAATTTTGATGTGGAATAAAATGATAGATATAAATGAAATTTTAGTATTAGATGATGTTATCTGTCCGCAGTATCAGGATATGATAGAAAATTGGTTATTATCTCCGTCTAGTACTTGGCAGTTTTCTCGAGATGTTGCATTAGCAGACAACGTGATTGACAAACTAGATTTAAAAACTAAACCTGGTTTTGCAAAATCGTTTTATAGTGTAAGAACTGGATCTACTAGTGATTTGTATCCTATGATTTTACCTATGGTGTTTGAATCTTTTCATAAGGCAAATCTGCCATTTGATAATGTATTGTTTTCAAGAAGTTTTTTAACATTTCCTGTGCCTGGATGCGGTCCTAACGACTTTGATCATATTCATGTAGACACTCCTGAAGATCATATGGTGTGTTTATATTATGCCAGCGACAGCGATGGCGGCGATACTGTATTTTTTGATAAAACAGTAAAGGATATTTTAGAAACGCAGGAAATAAAGGCCCAATTAGAGGGCAAAGATCTAACATTTTATGATCAAACTATTCTGGAATTGATCGATAGTCAAGTTGATAAGACTAATTTTAGTGTTATTAAAAGAGTAACTCCAAAAAAGGGAAGGGTAGCAATATTCAACGGTGCAAGGTATCATAGTGCGGCTAGATGCAATAGCGGTCACCGTTTAGTTGTTAATACGTGTGTAAGATGATAATATCAGTTGGTGCTATTCCTGTAGGAATATTTGAATGGAAAGAATTTACCGATCACAAAGATGCGATTGTTGATCTATGCCTTAGAGAAGAAAAACCTAATGTCATAGAATCTAATATTGCACCTAAGGTTAAAACAAACTTATGGGAATCTAATTTTAGTTTCTTACAGCAACATTCAGAGTTAAAAGCTCTTGATACTTGGTTAAACAGTACTACTAGAGACTTTGTTAATGCTGTAAACAAATCGGATTATCATATAGCAATTACAGAAAGTTGGGCACACGTTACTCGTCCATTGGGTCAGCATGAACCACATAGACACCCAGACTCTACCTGGAGTGGTATATTTTATATAGATGCCGATGAGCCGCAGAGCGGAAATAATATATGGTTTAATATGTTTAAGTTGCCCGAACGTCCCGGGCTAGAATTTTTTGATGAAAATTTCTCTGCAGAATTTATTCCTGGACGCTTAATAATATTCCCAAGTATAATGTTGCATTATGCAAAACCATACTTGGGAAAAGATAGAAGAATATTAATTGCGTTTAATAGTGTCTGTGTTTAATTCACAGATACTGTAACAATGCTACCTGTATTATCTACTTCAGATACTGTAACAGCACAATTATAATCATTACCTGACAATGTAATTACATCGTTGGCTTTGTATCCTGTGCCGCCAGTTGTAGCAATAACCTGATACACATCGCCTGCTTTTCTTACTTTAAACTTAGCACCAGATCCTTTGCCACCTGTTCCGCTAACTTCTGAAAATAACTGAACAAACTGTCCATCAGATGTATACCATTGTGTAGTTGTAGAAGCAATAGGGTTTGCTGGATCGTAGGCTACAGGCTTAGGAATTGATTCTTTTACGGCTAGTATAGATTGGAACCAAGCACCGTCTGCTGAAATACCACCAGTATCTCTAATTTCTTTCCATAACATATCCATTTGATCGCCTGCTGGAGGGTATGCACGTTGACGTTGCATAGTAAATGGCTCTACAGGATTTCCAAATTCGTCTTTAGATGCCGCATGTGGGTCTTCAAATGTTAACTCTTCTGGATCATACAGGTAGTATGTGTCAGCATCATCGGGACAATCTACCCAATACAATGCTGAGTGTACTTCAAATTCTTCTCCGATGTTAACAATCTGAATTACTCTAGAGTTGTTGCTATCAATTAGTGCTCGTTTCATAATAATCCTTATCTATATTCATAAACTATACAAATTCCAGACTGGCCGCTTCTGCCACCTTGTCCGTTATGGTTCGGTGCAATGGCTACTCCGCCTGTACCTGGTGCTGCCGTACTACTTGAAGTACTCCAGTCAGGTCTATCGCCTTGCAAACAACCACCAAAATATGTTCCGCCACCAATTCCGCCCGAAGCGTTTGATGTGGAATATTGGTCCATATTATTATGACTGCCTCCCATACCTCCATAGGTATTTATACTACCGCCATAACCTATTCCACCATGTCCACCGCTGTGCTGTGTATTTCTATTTGCGCCGTAACCGCCGCCTGCTGATAGATAAGCACCAAAACTAGTTGTACCACCATCAGGACTAAATCCAAAATATGCTCCGCCGGACCCGCCACCGCCGATAGTAACTGTTACTGTTGTTATACTCGTAGCGGTAATAATACCTTCGCTAAAGCCACCTCCACCTCCACACTCTGAATATGCACGGGCTCCACCGCCCCCACCACATAACAGAACGTGTAATGTTTGTACTTCTGGCCCACTCTTAGTATAAGTGTATGTACCTGATCCTGAATAAACATAAACACCAACCAATCTATCTTTTAATCTGTTATCGGTCATATACTTGGCGCCGGCTTCGCTAACTAACACTGAGTTAGACGTGCCGTCCCATGCGCCTGTACTTTGTGTTACTGCTGTACCACCTAGTGTTAACTGGCTACCAGTAACTGCTGATGAAGAATAAGTGCTGACGGTAACTGTACCGCCTGAAATACTTACTGCATTACTTTCTTGTTGTGCAACATTACCAATAATTTTAACTGGGTTATTAGAGGCATTACCTGCCCAAGCACGTTGATCAGCAATATTAAATGCTGGTTCTCCAGGTTGTAATGTTCCTGATCCTGGTACACTACTAGAAGTTACACTATTTTTAAATTTAATTGTTGGCATATTATCTGTACTCGTAAACTAAACAAATTCCGGCATATCCGTCTGAGCCGTTGTGGTTACCTGCGCCACCAGGTCCGCCACCTCCAGGTGCTGCCACAGGGTTAAAACTGTTGCCTCCGTGACGCCCTGCTCCGCCACCTCCAAAGAACGTTGCGCCACCTTCGCCGCTCATACCGCCTTGTTGGTTATTATAGCCCGGTGCGTGTCCGCCGCCGCCGCCTCCGTATGTATTAATTTGACCGCCTGAACCGATGCCGCCGTGGCCACCGCAGTGGCTCTTATTTTGATTAGCACCGTAGCCTCCAGATGCACTTACATAACTACCAAAACTAGTTGTGCCACCCTGTCCACTGAATCCAAAGTAATAACCGCCACCAGATCCGCCGCCTACTGTGATAGAAACACTGGAAATATTTGTAGCGTCAATCCAACGCTCGGCATATCCGCCACCACCACCACTTTCGTGATAGCCACGGCCGCCGCCGCCACCGCCTACACAGATAACACGTAAGCGTTGTACATCGGATCCGCTCTTAGTATAGGTACTGTTTCCAGTATAACTGTATAAGTTCTTTAATGTACCGTTGTACTGGTCAGCATATCCTTTGACAGCCGCTTCTGTTGGTAGCGTAGAGTTACTGTTTCCGCTGAGAGAAGTACTTGTAGTTACTCCAGTTACCTGAGAGTTTCCGCCTCTGATCCATACTTTAACGTGACTAATGTAAAATGCTTCGTCACTTTGTGCTTGATCCAATCCTGTATACATCTTAGCAATGATTGTAGATGTAGTATGTCCAAACCATCCTGTGGTAACTTTTGAATAACCGTTAAATCTTGCAGAGTTTTCTGATTGATTACCACCCCAGGGTAAGTAAGAATACCAACGACCACCGAACCATGTATGTTCAGTGCTATTATATGTGGCCACATTATATGGCGCAGTTGAATATTGTTTATTCCAAGATGCCATTGTAACATCTGCGCCTGAAGAGTTTTGTAAATAAATTACGTTTTGTTCAGCGTCCCATGAGTCTACTTGATGAATCAAACATTCAAATTTAATTTCTGTATGAGTCGGTACACCTGTTAGTGTCAACTGATAAGTTCTTGCACTACCGCCCCAGCCGTGTACTGTTACGTTTCCTAGTCCAGCACAGTCTGTCATGTTATATGTTTCTGTGTAGTTCCAGTTTCCTGTATAGGCACTAGCGTTACCGCCTTCATCGTAGTACAAACGTTCGCCAGCATTAAGAGTTAATGATGTTAAGTTTACACTAGTAGCAGTTGTAGTTACACCGGACATCGTACCCCCGGTGATTGCCACGCTGTTACTTTCCATAGCACCTGCAGATCCAATAATTTTTACTGGAGTGTTTGATGCATTACCAATCCACATTTGGTTGGCGCTGGTATTATATGCTACCTCGCCTTGTACCAATGAAGATGGTGTTGTTGTTCCACGTTTTACTTTAATTACTGGCATTCTATTTTACCTATATTCATATACTACACAAATTCCATAGGTCCCGTCGTAGCCTGCTGACCACGTACCTTGACCGTAACTGTTATGTCCTGCGCCACCTGTTCCAGGTGCGCCAAGGTTTTGAGCCCATCTTTCGCTATAGTGATGTCCTGAATTAGCGCCACCAAAGAAACTTTGTCCACCGTGTCCTGGATTGTGATACGATGCGCTGTGACAATTTTTGTGTCCTGAGCCACCGCCACCGTGAATGTTCATGTTACCGCCAGAGCCAACACCGCCGTGGCCTCCACTGTGTTGATAGTTTTGATTAGCACCATAACCACCGGTAGCAGAACAATATCCGCCAAAACTAGTTGTGCCACCCTGTCCACTAAAACCAAAATATTGGCCACCGCCTGATCCACCGCCTACTGTAACTGCTACAGTTGATATACCAGTAGCGTCTAAAATTAATTCAGACATGCCACCACTGCCGCCACTTTCACCGTAGCCACGTCCACCACCGCCTGCGCCAATACAAATTACACGAATTCTTTGTACATCTGATCCGCTTTTAGTATAAGTTCCATTAGATGTCCAGGTATAAATGTTCTTTAAAGAACCTTTTTTACTAGACACATAAGAAGTAACTGCGTTTTGTGTAGGAATTAACGAGTTACTAGTACCTAAACTAGTACTGGTACTAACTCCTGTAGCAGTTTGTCCGCCGTTAAGTTGTAAGTTTGATGTAGTCAGTGTACCACTAGACTGTGTAGTTCCTGTAATTGTTCCGCCAGTAATGCTTACGCTGTTAGATTCTTGATTACCAAACGAGCCAATAATTTTTCTAACACCAGCATTACCGATATACATTTTAGCATCAGTAGTATTGACAGCAACTTCGCCATCGGCTAAGGAGCCTGGTACAGAACTTGCTGTGGTGCTAGATTTAAATTTTATCTTTGGCATTTAATTTACCTTATTAATATGTTCCGCCGTCAACAGTACCAAGTCCGCCACTCATAGTGCCATTTAATGTTATAGTGTCACCGGTTGCATCGCCCAATGTAACGTTTCCGTTGGCATCTAACGTAGTAAAACTACCTGCGGCTCTTGTAGTTCCGCCAATAGCAATATTATTAATTGTACCAGCAGTGGCAGGAGCCATTGTTACTGTACCCGTTCCTGATGGACTAATTGTTACGTTAGCATTTGCTGGACTCATTGCTACTGTACTTTGAGCAGTTAGTGTACCAGTAAATGTACCGCTTGTGGAATACTGTGGACCACCTTCGTTATTAATAATTATGTAATCTGTGCCATCGGACACCACAGTATAGGTTGAGGTTGTTGGAACTGCTTGGCTAGTTGCCGCAGTAAACCCTGGACCTTTAATTTGACCGCTAGGTGTACTAATGGTAACTGTACCACTAGTAGCATTGTAAAAACTCTGTTGTACACCAATATACAATACAGGGCTGGCTAATGTAACAGTATACGGAGCAGATCCAGTAAATGTTGTTACTAGACCCTGCGCTGGTGCAGAAATAGATGCGGCACCAGTCGTTGAAGTTGTTGGTGTTATGGTATTATAACGTGCCATTTTTAAAATCTCCTGTTATGCTGTTGATGTTTCAATGCCATACACAGTAACGTTAACAGCAGATCCTGTGTTAGTCCAGGCTACAACGTTTAAGCCTGGGCCGCCGACTAGACCTGTTCTTTCAAACACGCCCTTAGATACAACTACTGTATCGTATTCGATCCATTCTGCTGTACCTGGAGTTCCAGTTGTAGCCAGTGCTAATCGAATTGTTACAGATGATGCACCTGTATTTGTAAATGAAACGTTAAACACTGAGTAATAACCGATAGGTACGGTGTAAACTGTGGTGCTTGTGGTTGCTGCCAGTTGTGCTGGCGTTGCTAATCTTCCTGTTGCCATGTTATAATTTCTCCATTATTATCTTTGCATAAAGAATCCAAGGGCAACGGGAGCCCCGTCTATGCCGCCTGTAAAATTCATCTTAGAAGTTACTTTAATACCTTCCCCTGTTGTTGTGCTAATGCTGTTGCCAGCAATATACACAATACCCGAAGTCAATGTATTTACGTTCAACGAGCTCTGTCCACCACCGATTTGTGCAGTAATGTACGCTTTAATAGCTCTTTGAGTTGGTACTACGCTGTCCGAATCTGCTGTAAAGAACGGATCTGTACTGAATTGTGTAATAATCGCAGATCCAATACCTAATTCTACTGAGCCCAACTGCAAACTGTTCAATCCGCTTAGGTTAAACGCACTAGCGTTCAATGTAGCAGTACCAGTTGCCTGTTGTACTCCGAACAAGTTACCAACGTTAAAGTTACCATCTTGGTCAGTACTTGTAAAGAACACTCGTCCACCTGCTGAGAACTGAGCCTGATTTGCTACGTTAGCAGTTGAAATATCCACATTTGGATAGTTAGTTTGTTCTTTATTACCAGTACCGATGTACAAGAAGTCGTGTCCAGTTAGACGTACTTGACTGTACTTGATTCGTGTTGTTACTCTGTCGCCGTGACGTGGTGCTTGTAGTACTGTTAATGCTGGGTTAATCTGGAATTGAGCAGTTTTGTCACCCAATTCACCTAACTCATTAGTTACCACAACCAGTTTGAAGTAAACGCCTGGTAGGCTGTCAAATTCAACGTTAGCACCTGCTTCAGGAATGTCGTACAACCCTGCAATATTAATAAAGTTGCTTGGTTGATACAAATCGCTGTATCCGTCACCTTGTGTTTCAGAAGTAGCAGTTGTATTATCTGCTCCACGATTTACAAAACTTGGGTTACCTAGTGCGCCGTCTGCCATTCTAATACGTAGACTTGCTACCTTAACCTTGTTAGGATCTGTCAATGTATAGATTGGTCCTGCACGATATGTCATTCCACTAACTGTAGCAGTAGACAATGTTACAGGAGTTGCGCTTCCTTGTGTAGCACTTACCTTAAATTGTGTGCTGGTAATTGTTGAACCGATTACATAGTAAGTCTGTTCTTCAACTAATCCGCCTGCGCTAGTGCCGTAGAACTCAATTGGCTGACTATCTACTAAGTTTGTAGTGTTGTCAACTGTAATCAAGTTAGTTGTAACAGTAGTTGCAGTTACAGTTCCTTTTGGATAACCTGATCCAGGTTCTAACATACGAATCTCTGTTACTACACCGCTGGCTACTTTAGCACGACCTGTTGCTTGAGCACCTGTTCTAATGCTTGCGGCCACTGTACCTGATGTTGCAGATGCCGCAACCCATAATGGGTTACTTGAAATGTTACCAAATTGTACTGCTGTCCAGTTAGAACTGCTTGGCATTGCACGTAAAGTCCAAGTTACACCGTCTGGACTTGTTGCGGCTGTTGTTCCGCCTGTGGCTACTGCAAAGAATAAACCTTGTCCATAAGAAATTTTACTCCAAGTTGTACTTGCTGGTAGACCTGCTGGGCTTTCTAACCAAGTAGTTCCTCTGTCAATACTGTAGGCAACTCTCTTACTACCGCTAGCGATAGCAACAAAGCGTCCATTACCATAGGCAACACTGGTCCATGATAAACTTGCTGGTAAGTTTCCGCCTGCGGTCCAACTTGTTCCGTTTGAAGAATATGCTGTTGCTAGGTTTCCTGTAGAAATTGCAACAAACATTTCAGCACCGTAGGCTACTGATGAGTAAGTACCTGAACCTAATGTAGGAATAGTTCTGCTAGTCCATAAACTACCGCTGGTGCTAGATACTGCACTGGCTGTTCCGCCAACTGCAACATAAACGCCACCACCATAGGCCAATCCTGCTAAGTCTGTCTTACCAGTACTTGTTCCTGCGGTCCATGTAGAACCTGCTAGTATGCCTGCACTAGTTGTATAGCAGTTATCGCCTGTACTTGTAGCAATTGCCACATATCTTGCACCTGTATCTAATATAGAAATAGTAGGTGTTGTTGTGTAACCTTTACCAGTATCTGTAACAGTAAATCCGCTAACACCTTCGTTAGTTCTTGTTGGTGTTAGGACTGCTGTTGTACCAGCATAAGTTAATGTTACTGTACCGTTTGCGGCAGATCCGCTGGTATGTATTGGGCCAGATGTTGTAAATGTTCCGCCACTTGTTACATAATACCAGTTCTTATCTCCAGAATCAACATAATAAATGTAAACTCCAGTTGTAACTGTACCTCCTGAGCTCCATGCTGAACCAGTAAATGGATCTGATACAGTTACACTTGGTGCACCTGTATAGTTTCTTCCCCAACTATTAACAGTTACCTGAGTCAGTCTGTCAGTGGCTGCACTTACTGTTGGAGGAACTGTGTATCCTGTTCCTGGAATTGTAACAGTTACGCTAACAATCTCACCGTCAAGAACTGCACAAGTCGCTACTGCGCCTGTTCCGCCACTTACTGGAGTAAACACAATAACCGGTGGTGTTGTATAACCTTGTCCGCCGCTGATAATATTAACACTGGCAACTTGATCCGCTGTGGCCGCACCAGTTGTATTTGCTACACCTAGAACTGCTTCAAATACAGCGCCTTGACCGCCTAAGCCGCCAATAATTGCAGTTGCTCTTGCTCCTTCGCCACCACCATATACAACATCTACCCAACTTGCACTAGCGGACAATGCGCCTGCTGTAGCCCAAGTTGTGCCGTTTGCACTATACGATGTAGTTGTTCCGCTACTTGCTATGGCAACATACTTGCTATCACCATAGGTTAGTTCTTTCCATGTAGCAGTTGCACTTAAAGTTCTTGCTGTTGCTGTATAACCAGGTGCTGTATAACTAATTCTTGGTTCAATGATGTACTGAGTTGTTAAGTCTAGTGTGTTTTCAATAGTCTTACCAGGTACAGTATGGTCCCAACCTGCTTCATACATAGTCATAGAGCCAGATGCTGTAGACAATGTAATTGGTGTAGAACTTCCTGATGTTGCCGCAACTTTAAATTGTGTACTTGTAATAGTCGAACCAATTACATAGTAGGCAGTATTTGCAGAAACTCCGCCAAATGTTGTACCGCTAAAGTAAACTGGCATGTTATCATACAAGGTTACAGTACTTGCCACTGTAATTAAGTTTGTAGTTACTGTGGTATTTGTTGCTGTTAACGGTGTGAAACTGTCTTTGTATACCTGTGCAATCTTGCTGCCAGTTTGGTATGTTAAGATGTTAGCATATTGACCAACACCAGTACCGGCAGTTAATTGAATTCTCATGCCAGTATATGCCGCGCTTAGTGCAGTATCAGTGGCCGCAATAGTAATGCTGACTTTATCACCACTCTGAGCCGCGTTGCTGGCTGTTACATAACTTGTACCTCCAACACCGTTGTCATCATCTAAGTCAATAATTCTTGATTCAAATACAGTATTGTCACGGAATTCGTCGCCGATTGCGTCGATGTTATATCCTGAACCGCTAATTGTATATGTTGTATTTGTATAATTTGTACCAGCATTACCAAATTCTAAACGAAGCACTTCTGATAATGCATCTGTTACAGTATTTGTAATTTGTGCCTGATATGCTTGGTTGTCAACCGTACCATATAATGGTACTTCGCTAACATCCACACCTTCGGCAATAACACCATATGTACCATATGAGCTGTTGCCGTTGGTAGCACGGATTCTACCGCCTAGTTCTGCTAGGTAACCTGCATAGCCGTAGTAGTTAAACACAGAAACAAGTTCTGTTAATGAGTCACTACCAGTACACCATACACCAATACCGTCTGACATAATTGTAGTAAAGTCGTTTTTAACCATTGACTTATTACCACGGGCATGTAGAGCCGCATCGATCTTAGCACCTGTACAGCCTACACCAAACATTGTAACGTTCTGTGAGTAGTGTGAGCGACTTGTTACCCATACTTTGCTATCCCATGGACCAAATCCTGGGTTAAGGGCTACGTATGCTCCACCAGTTGGGCGTTTTGTACCATAGTCGTTTTCAGCAGTTAAGTCGCCATTCAATCCGCTTAGAGTACAGTTACGTAAACCAGAAGCGTTACTTACTTGGAACATATCTGACAATTCAGAACCTGCAACTGCATTGTTGTACAATACGGCAGAGCGTGTTCCTTTGTAGTTACCTGGTAAATTAATATCGTAAATGATAGAATCAATGTACTCGCCCATATCACGCTTGCATGATGCTTCGTCGTATGAGTAAACTGCTGTACAAGTTCCTGTATCTGTACTTACAGATGTCGGAGTAATGGATCCTGCTGTTGTACCAATTGTAAATGTTGTAGTAGATGGAACTGTTAATACGTAGTATTGTGTATTTTCAGCCAACCCGCCAATTACTGCTCCGGCTACTACAGTCATTTCGCCTGTGCCGGTGCCTACGCTAAACACAGAACCATTATAACTTGCACTAATTGTTATTTCTGTGTCACTTTCAACAGTTAAAATATAATATGTAACACCAGATACAATGTTACCAATACCAGTTCCGGTAAATGTAATCTTAGAACCTACTGTCATTCCTGTTGTAGATAGAACTGTAACAATGTTTCCAGTTGCAGTTGTGTCTGTGGCCACAGTCGATACTTGATTTGCCAAGAACTTAACTGGATCGCCCACAGACAAGTTGTGTGCTCTGGTTGTTGTAATAACGTTGCCACTAGAACTTGTACCTGATGTTGGTCCGCCGAAGTTATAAGAAATCCAAGCAGTTGCTTCGTTTTCTAAGAATGTCTTATTAGCACGTAAGATTTCTGCGGCAGCAATATGTCCTGGATCGTTATGGTATGTTGTTGTACCCACAACGTCTGGAGTTTCTCCAACACCCTTGTCTAATATTGCAATAATAGTGTCCATGTTTGCTTTAGCAGATGCTAGTGCTGTAGCATTACTTTCAACTTTAAGATTAACAGCATCTCTTAGATATCTGTAAGCATTCAAAGTTGCTCGCTTCTGATCACCGATTACTAGTGATGCCTGTGCTTGATAGTAACTCATACCTGCTTTGATTGAGCGGAAGTTACTGCCCATTAGAATATCGTAACGTAGAGCATCTAAAATATAACCCACGTCTCTAGCACAAGTAGCAGAATTGTAGTCTAAGTTTGGATAGTTAGTGTCAATGTAAAGTGTTACTGCACTCTGAATTGATGCTTTGTCTGTTGACAACACTTTTGCCTGTGTTGCTACATTAGTATCTACCCAACTTGTACTTGGCAAGTTAGTAATTTCTACAGCAATAGATAATCCAGTTCCGTTGGTGAAACTTGTTAATTCTGTGCCGTCGTAGGTTGCTGCCAATGTAAATGTCGATGTCAATGGTGTTGTCTTAACATAATATGTAGTACCAGCAACTAATCCGTTGGCTGTGGTTTGTGCGATTACTTCATCGCCTACAGATAAACCGTGTGCTGTGCTGGTAAATGTTGTGCCACTAGCAATAGTTGTAATTGTAATACGTGGCACACCAGTTGTTAAACCAGTATCAATGATGTTTGTAATAACATCCATTAATGCGCCAACTCTTGTAGAACTTGTAGCATCGCCGCCTGTGCCTGTAACATAACTTACGTTAGTTTGTAGTGCTGAATAAGAGCTTAAACCTCCGTTAGCAATGTCTGTCACAATAGATTTCATATTAGCATAGGCCGCTAATGTTGCTGTTTTATCTCCGCTATCAATCTGTAGTGCAGAAGTTAAACGTGAGTAGTATGCAATACCTGCTTGCTTACTTGCAAAATGACCACCGTAGGTTAAGTCATAGCGTAGTGCATCGATAATGTAACCAGTATCTCTAGCACACGCACTCTTGCTGTACACAATCGCTGGATAGTTTGTATTGATATACTTTAATGTTTCTGCTGTGATAAAATCTTTGTTATCATAGATTAACTTTGCCGCCGCATAGTTCTCTGCATCTACACCAGTAAAGTCTGGCCATAAGAAGCGAGGAACTGCTCCTCCGTCAATTGTACCAACGATATCGTCAACGATTGTACCAATTTGTGCAACTGCACCGCCAACTGCATAGCCTTTTAATTTGTATTTTAAGAACTTAATTAGTCCAAGACTTGCACTTAACTGGTTTGCCAGCACGATTGCTGTCGAAGATATTGCTCTATGATAACTACGTCCAATAGTGATTGCGGCAAAATTACTGCCAAACATCATGTCGTAGCCGATACCATCTACCATGTATCCAATGTCTCGACTGCAAGTTGTTTCGTCGTAGGATAGATAGTGATGGAATTTCTGTACATAACCAGTACCATCTAGTTGAATTTCAGATTTACGATCTTGTAAAATGTTAAATCCTGCTACTAATGCTGGATCAACCCAACTTGTATCTGGTGCTATAGCAGTTCCTGCTTCGCCGTTGTTAATCCAATCTATAATATCTTGTACACGAGCCTGTGCAAATGCTGCCGCAGTTGCATCACCGCCTGTTCCAGATGTTACCTGAGGTGTTGTGTTACCAGACTGTGGAGTTACAGAAATTCTTTGTGCAACATCGTCGATAATGCTCTTTAAGAATGTGTATGCGGCCACTGTTGCGGCTGTTTCGCTAGAACTAATAGTTAGATTTAAACCACTGTAATATGCACTACCGGCAATTAAAGTCTGTGTGTTACCACCGTAGGTTAAATCGTAACGAATTGCGTCAAGGATGTAGCCAATATCGCGTTGGCAAGCGGCTTGTCCTGTTGCGCCAAGTGCTGTCCAAACAACAGCATAGTTGTTTTGAATGTATCGGCTAACATCTGCTTTAATGAAAGCATAGTTATTTGCAATCTGTGTTCTTGCATTTAAGAAATCTACATCAAGATTAGTTGGATCTGTGATAACTTCTGCTGGGACAGCATCCAAACCGTTGTTTAGAATGTCGTAGGCTGTGTTAGCACTTAGTTCAATTCTATCAATTGCTACGGAATTACCCACTGAACCTGTAACACCAGTAGTAATTTCTTTTACTGATGCTCCAATAAAGCCGATTACACCTATTGTTGGCAATAACTGTTGTGCAATTACTGTCTGTGTTGATGTAATTCCTCTGTAATAGCTCATTGCGTTCCATGAACTTAGGAAGTTACTACCAAACATTAGGTCGTAGCATAATGCATCAATAATATAACCCACATCTCGTGAGCATGTAGATGCTGTATAGATTAAATCTGGATATGTTGCATTGATCCAGTTGATTGCGGCTGATTTAATTCTTGTTTTTGCCGCTTGAATATTAGTATTCTTAGTTGTAAGATCACTTGCTACCCAAGTAATATCTGGAGCAACTGTTGTTGGCTCTGTTCCTGTATTGATTGTGTCGTACAATTCTTGAATACGTGTTTGTGCATCTGTTGCGGCGCCAGCACTACCGGCTGTGCCGCTAGTTACTTGACTTACAACGTTTCCTGAGCTAGGTGTAATTGCAAGACCTTTTGCAATATCATCGATAATAGTTTTTACATAAGCCCATAGTGCCAATGCTTGAGATTTTTCACCTACTTCAACTAACACACCGTTGCTATAGTAAGAACGTGCGGCAATTTGTGTTGCTAGGTTGCCACCATATGTTAAGTCAAAAGTTAGTGCGTCTACAATGTAGCCAACGTCACGTTCGCAAGTTGTTGCATCGTAGATAAATCCGCTGAACGGAGAGACAGAACCTGCAATTTGTACATTAATCCATGCTGTAACTTCTGCTTTTAAGAATGCTTTGTTAGCAAGAATTAATCTTGCGGCATGGAAGTATCCAGAAGTATAAGCGTTGCTACTACCACCAGTTGGTGTTGGTAGGTCAAAGGTAGGAACTGCGGTTAGTCCTGTTGACAGAATGTCTGTCATTACACCAATATTTGATGTAATTGTATCTGTACCTGCGCTGGCTTTTAATACTGCATTCTTAACAAAATCTACAGTACCTAAAGTCTGTGGTAATTGATCTGCTAAAACAACTCCGGTTGATGCAAGGCCTCGTTGATATGCCATACCTGCTTTTGCAGACATAAAGTTACTGCCAAACATAACATCGTATGCTAGTGCATCAACCATATAGCCAACATCACGTGAACATAATGCTTGGTCGTAATCTAATGTTGGATAATTTGCATTAATCCAAGCAATAGCACCTATTTGAATATTTGTTTTATCTGCAACAATAGCGTTAAATGCTGTTAACAATCTTGGACGAACCCAACTTGTGCTTGGAGCAATAGTTGTTGGCTCTGTGCCTGTATTGATTGTGTCGTACATTTCTTGGATACGTGCTTGTGCAAATGTTCCTGCGGCTGCACCGCCTGGTGTTCCAGAAGTTACCTGTGAAGATGAAGTTGTTTTTGTCCATCCTGCTGTATTACCTACAGCAATATTGTCGATAAACGATTTAATTCTTGTTTGAACAGCCAATGCTTGATCTTTTTCGCCTGTTTCAACAAAAATGCCCTTGCTGTAGTAAGAACGTGCGGCTACCTGTGTTGCTAAATTGCCACCGTAGGTTAAGTCATATACCAATGCGTCTACAATATAACCAACATCTCGTTCGCAGGCTGTTTGTCCTGCGCCGCCGTATGTAAATCCAACGAATGGAGAGATGTTTCCAGAAATCTGTGCATTAATCCATGCACTAACTTCAGACTGAATAAATGATTTGTTAGCAAGAATTAATCTTGCGGCATTGTAATAATCTGCATCATAAGCATTACCTGTTCCACCAGTTGGTGTTGGGTATACAAATGCTGGAACAGAACTTAGGCCGTTTTCTAAAATTGCTTTGATTGATGCAATATTAGTTGTTACAGAATCTAATGCAATAGTTTCTGTGACATTAAACATAAACTCTTGTGTTGCTGTGTTGCCTTCTGTTGGCACAATAGAGTTGTTTGCTACTAAGTTTGGTGCAACTGCCTTAATTCTTTCTAGTGCAGAAATAGTTTTTGGCTTGTCATTAACTAAATTTGCAATAGCAGGCTTAGGACTGATAACAGTTGAACGTAGTTCATCACCAACAACTGCGGTATTCTTTGGAAGAACGATTGGCAACACTTCGTAGAATGTACCAGTCTTAACGCTGATTGTTGTGTTTGAAAATACTGCCGCTGGAATTGCTGTGGATGTTCCTGCTAGGATACCGTCAGTAACAATAGTCAATAATGATTGTGCTGTAGTTACTGTGTCTGCTTCCGCAGTTAATGTACTGTCAATAATCTGAGCTACTGCTGTGTTTAAAGCAACACCGTTAGCCAATTGATAATTAATTTCTGGTGGGTTGTTGTTTAAAACATCTTCCACTAAATCTTTCATGTAATTGTATGCGGCAACAGTTTGAGTAATCTGTTGTCCAAAGTTGCTGTTAATATATGCACTACCAGCAGTGGTATAATAGGCCTTGGCTGCTTTAGTTGCTTCTTCATTACCACCGTGGCCGATATCATAAATTAGTGCGTCTACTAACAGGCCAACATCGCGTTGGCAGAAATCATAATCGTAGGATAATGATCCAGTCATTGATGCTGTTTGTGTTGTTAGTGTAGAAACTGTACCACCTTGTGTAGAACTAATTGTAAAGTGTGAGCCGTCTACAACTGTTTTAACAAAATATTTTGTTCCAGCAGTTACACCGCCAACTGTTCCTGAGAACTCAATAGGCATATTTGCTGTTAAGTTTGTTGTGTCGTCTGCTGTAAATTCATTAGTTGCCGCAGAACTTGCTGTAATTGCTACAGAATATGTGTTAGTAACCCAGTTACTAACTTCTTTCATAATGAATTGTTTGTTCTTTGCCAACAATTCTGTTGCTTGTCTATTTCTGTAACCTTTTTCAATTTGTTCACAAGCATAACGCACAGTCTTCCAAGGCTTATCAATTGTAAGACCTTGGCCATCTTCAAGACTATCTGTTCCCAGTGGAGCAACATATACTAGGTTATTAATAACACCGTAGTACGCCCATGTAGGATAGCCACCGCTAACACGCAATATTTGACCTTCTGTGCCCACTGGCAGTCTTGTTGGTCCTGTTGTACCGTAGTAATATGTGTCGCCTGCTGTGGTTAGAACTGCTGATTCACTACCAGCAGCCAATAAATTCCAATATGTTGCGGTTGTGTCTGCATCTGGTCTGTTTAATAAACTTGCTGTATGCTCTAATACACAGATATAACTGTTTGCACCAAAGAATACTGCATCGCCTTGTACATAATCATGATTCACTGTCCATGTTACAGAATAACCGCTTTCAATAATAATATTATCAATTGCGCCAGCAGTTACTCCGTCTACTGTCAATGTTAAATCGTTGGCTGGGCTAATACCACCGACGCTTGTACCAGAGATAACAATTTGATCTCCGTCTGAATAATTTGTTCCTGTGTTGTTTTTAACAACTGTATAAACAGTTCCTGTACGTGTAATATCGAAAGTTGCGGCCGAGCCAATGCTTGGGCTAACTGATGTTCCAGATACTCCAGTATATGTTGTTGACACATTGGTCCACTTAATACCTGTGTTTAATCTGTTCCAATAAGTTAAATTTGGTGGCTCTTGATTTGTGTTGTCTGCTATTGCCAGGTAAGTATAACTTCCTAATCTTACAACATCGCCTACTTTATAAGCAGTAGACGAAACCCAATCACCGTTAAAATTAAATCCAGTAGTATAGACGTCCCAGTATGCTGTCGCTGTACTTGGATTTTGATTTGTATGATTTTGTGTGGCAATATATGAATAACCACCATATGTTACCACATCGCCTTCTTGGTAGACTGTAGAAGAACTCCAAGAATCTTCAAATTGAAGACCTTCAACAAATACTCCCCACTTAGTATCATCAAAAGTTGTGCTGGAAGTGTGTTGTGTTGTACAGATCCAAGTGTTGGCGCCGTACTTAACGATATCATTAATTTTGTAGCGTACAGAAGAATTCCATACACCTAGATATTCTAAGCCACTGTTGAATACAGTCCACTTACTTTGGTCTGCTTCGAGACCTAATGATGCTGTGGCAGCAGATGTGTGTGCTGTATTACAAATATATGTAATACCGCCATACGAAACAAAGTCATATACGCGGTAACGAGTCGAGGTTGCCCACTCGCCTGTCCAGTAAAACGATTCTGCAAATGCTTCCCACTTGCTTTGATCTGCTTCTAAGCCCAGTGTTGTGGTTGCCGCAGATGTATGAGAAGTTAAACAAATATAAACTAAGCCGCCGTACTTAACTTGGTCGCCTTTATTATAATAAGTAGAAACGTCCCAGTCGCCCTGCCAACTAGTACCGTCACTGACTAGATTCCATTTTGGTGGATTTGCGTCACTATCAGTGACAAATAAACTTGCTGAAGTATGATTTATAACACAAATATAACTCTTACCACCGATGTTGACTACGTCGTCAACTACGTAAGAAGTACTTGGTGTCCAATCACCTTTCCAAACAAATTTAATTCTACCTAATCTAAATTCTGCCATTTTATATCATCCTCTGATAGTATTTATCTAAACCCAAAAAATGGGATTTTATATTGCTCCTGGGCGGTTCCATGTGTTAACAAAGTAAGAATACGCCATACCGTCACCGTCCCACCCGCCAAATTGTCCGTCAACTGTTACCTTTGTTGGCATATTAACCACTGCGCCTGTTAAGCCTTCCGGAATAGTGCTGGCAATTCTGTCTGCGCCACCTACTAAAACTGTACCAGCAATCAACTGTCCAGTAAATGTATTAGCACCACCTTGACTCAAACGTCCAGTTAAGTATGCCTTAATTGCTCTCTGTGTTGGAATAATATTATTACTGTTAGCAATAAATGTTTCGTCTGTGCTAAACTGTCTAATAACCACACTTGATCCACCAACTGCAATACCGCCCAGTGATAGTGTTTCTAGACCTGTTAGTCCGAATTGTGTAGCACTTAAAGTAACAATACCAGTTGCTTGTTCAACACCAAACAAATCACCAACTTTAAAGTTACCGTCTTGGTCAGTACTAGTATAGAACACACGACCAAAGTTAACTTCAACTGCCTGATCCTGTGGAGCAAGAACTGTATCTTCTGGTAGGTTAGGATAGTTACTTTGAATAGCGTTTCCGTAGCCCACATTTAAGAAATCGTGTCCTGTTAATCTTGCCTGGCTGTATTTTGTTCTAATAATAATATTTGCTTCGTGTGCTGGACTTAATTCCACGGTCATATCTGGAGAAATTTCAATATTTGCTTCAATATTTGGTGCTGTTGTTCCATACACAGGGGTAGCATTTGTTACTTTATAAATTTTACTGTTTCCTGAAATAACCAAGTTATCACCAGGAGCAGGTAGTTTAGATAAATTCTTAACTATTAATGTTAATCCGGTTTGGAATGTATCAGCATAGCCACTGCCATTAATTGTAATAATTGTAGAGTTAGTATTATAATCTTGTCCTCTGTTTACAAAAGTTGGATTTCCTAGTGTACCGTTGCTAATTCTTAATGAAGTAGTTGCAGACACAGTAACGTTTGGATCTCTAAAAGTTAATAATGGAGTACTGGTATAACCTGACCCTGGCTCCCATAAACTAATAGATGTAATAGTTCCTGAAGTAATAACTGCACGACCTTTAGTTCTGCAACCTGTTTCAATAATACTACCAACAGTTTGAGCCGCCACTGTAACAAATTTTCCTTGGTCGTTGTTTGTGCCTACAAACGCAAATTTAATAGCACCATATCCGTCATCCGATACTGTGCGTTCTGTCCATGCGTAGCCGTCTTCTGATGTATATGCAACTCCAGCAGTGCTAGATAGAGCTAAAAATACACCCTGACCATATTCAATTTTGTTTACACCTGAGATAGTATATGGAGATTGTGTCCATGTTATACCATCTCTACTGTAAGCAGGTTTAGCACTACTGCTAGAAACTGCAACAAACAAGCCATTACCATAAGCAACGTCGCTCCATGTTGTAGAGCTAGGTAATGTTGCTGATGACCAACTTGTTCCGTTTGAACTGTAAGATGCAGTAGTACTTACTGTTGAACTAGCAGTTCCTGAAACAGTAAATGATGTAATAGCGCCGCCAATAGCCGCTACGCCTGTTACAGTAATTGTAATATCGTTTGCTGTGGTTGCTCCGCCAACTGCTGTACCTAAAACACTAACTATACTAGATGTTGTATAACTAGAACCACCACTATTAACTGTTACTGTATAGCCACTGCTTCTAGCGGTTACATTAAATGTTGCCCCAGATCCACCGCCTGAAGTAGTAGACGATGTAACACCTGTATAGGTAGTTCCATCGGATACTGCAACAAATTTTCCGTTACCAAACGTTAGTCCAGTCCAACTTCTTGCAACTAGTCCTGTACCGCTAGACCATGTACCGCCATAGTTTGAACTGTATGCAGAGCTAGTAGTTTCAGCGGCTATAGCGACAAATTTTCCGTTGCCGTACGCAACTTTACTCCAAGTAGTCAACGAAGGCAATGTAGTTGTTCTCCAACCTTCTCCGTTGTTAATAGAATATAGTGCAACTGAACCTGGATCTCCAAGGGCGCCACCGCTGGAAATTACAACCCAGCGATTGTTACCGTAGGCAATATCTGTCCAAGTTTTTGGACTTGGCAAAGGTATTGCGTCCCAGGTTGCGCCACCGTCTGTCGATTTTCCAGCAATAGCATTACCACTTGGTAGAGCAATAAATGTGCCATCGCCATAGGCTAATCCTATCCAACTAGTGCCCGGAGCCAATGTATTAGTTGTCGATGCTGTTTGTGTCAAACTAGGAGCAGATATTGTAACTCTTGGTTCAACATAGTAAACGGTTGAATTATCTAATAACGCTTCTATAGTAGTTCCTGGATTCATATGATCCCAACCTACTGCCGCAATGTTCATAGATCCGGTATCTGTTTTTAATGTACTTGCAGTGCCGCCAGGTGTACCGCTGACTGTAAATGTTGAAGTACTATCGATCGTCTTGACATAATATGTTGTTCCAGCAGATACATCTCCAAACAAATTAGTCGAATATGTACCGTTCATCGAACCGTAACCAATGGTTAGTGTCGATTTTGCATTTGTAGTTGTTCCTGTCATCGATCCTGATGCTGTAGACAATGTAAATGCTGCCGCTGTTGTTTTACCCAATACTTCTCCGGTAGCAGTTGAAAGGTTTAGCGCACTACCTCCAGGAGAAGAACTAATTGTAAATGTTGTTGCATCATTAACGGCTAGAATATAATATGTTGTTTCGTTGACAATACCGCCAAATGTATTTCCTGTAAACTTAATTGGATTGTTTGCAACAAATCCTGCTGTTGAGTCAACAGTAATTAAGTTTGTTAAAGTTTCTGTTTCTGTTACAGTTACAGAAATAACTGTATCTGTAACTGTAAATGTTGAAGAGTTAACAATCTTATTAACATAATACTTTGTTCCAGCAACAATTCCTCCAAACACAACGCCTGTAAATTCTATTGGATTTAATGGCACTAGCGATGCTGTTGAAGATGTTGTAATGTAATTTGTAGCCGCAGTAGTTGCTGTGGCAGTTATACTTACTAATGTTGTCGATATTGTAAATTTGGATGCTGAAATAACATCATTAACATAATATGTTGTACCTACTGCAATGTCTCCTATTGAGGTTCCAGTAAACTGAACAGGCATGTTAATTTTCATATCATTAGTTTGACCTAATACATAACTGTTATAACCTGGGAACGACATAGTCATTGCACCTGTGTCAGAATTTAACAGCCATGCTGTTCCAAAAGGTTCAGTACTGATAGTTATTGTCGTACCATCGATAATTTCTTTAATGTAATAAGTGTAAGAGTCGGTAACGCCGCCAAAAACTGCGCCGCCAAACTTAACTTGCATATTAACACTTAATTTTGCAGTACTAGCCAACGTTAACGTATTAGTTGATCCGCCAATTGTTTCAACAACGTTGACGAAATCAACAGAAGTATTAGTTACAGTGGTACTGTAATATGTAGGAATAAATTGTACTGGTTGATTCAAATACAATGTATCTGTGGTATAGTCTCCGTCTAAAGTAAGTATTCCTGTACTGTTATTTGTAGAAATAATGTTCAACGGTTCAAAAGATTCTTTAAGAATCTGTGCTACTTTAGTGCCCTCGTCATATGACGAAATATATCCGTATTGTCCTGCTCCTGTTCCGCTGTTAAGGAACACTCTCATACCAATGTAGTTACTTGCAGTTTTTGTATCTGATCCTGCTAAAGTAATAGTTTCTTCGTCTCCTGCTTGAGCATTATTAGATGACACTAAGTAATTTCTTCCGCCAACTGCACTACCTGTATCTGTAATACGTGCCTGGAATACTGCGTTGGATCTAATTTCGTCTCCAATTAAGCGAGCATTAGTACCTGCACCTACTATAGAATAATTTGCATAGGCAGTATATTGATCATTCTCTGTCTCAAGGTAGAACGTAGGATCAGAATTAATCTGAACTTGTGCTCCGTAGAAGCGTGTATTTCCGCTTAGACCTGCTCGACCTCTTGGATAAATTCTAAATTGAAGATTATTATTCAATCCAACATTGTCGTACACAGTCATCCATATTCTATACCAACCTTCAGTTAACTCTAGTTTACCGTATGAAACTGGAACTGCGCCGCCAGATGCTGTAGATACTGCAAGACCTTTAGTGCTAAATGTAAATTCTAAATAAGAATATACTGTTGATGAACCACTGTATATTGCGGCGATGTCAAATGTTGCAGATGATCCTTGTTTTGCGTAGATGCTAAATGTGTAATTTAAATCGCTGTTTGTTGGAACAACTCCTGAAACAGTGGCGGATAAAATAGAACTTCCCGATAGAGTTGCTACAGTTAAGAAGCAATCATTTGTTCCGTCTTCGCCGCCCAACGAGCTACCTGGAATTCTTAATTCGTTACCAGTAACGTAGCCGCTACCTCCAGCATTGACTACTGCTGAGTAACCTGTAGCACCCACAGTAATATCGAATGTAGCACTATTACCTGAACCAGTCACATTAACTGTTTCTACTGCTGTGTAAACTTTACCAGGAGGTAATACAGAAATATTTTGATAGATATAACTTGAATCGCTACCAGATGTTGCACCTGTCAGTGTCCATGCATCTGATTGTCCAAATGGAGATGTTGTATTCTTCTGAATAGTAACATTACCGTCTGTAGTCCATGGACTAGTTGAAAATTTATTACTGTATTGTAATAAGTTTGTTGTGTCTGCAACGTAGTTAGAGCCAGCATTACTAAATTGTATTGCTAATAATTCAGCATTAGTACCAAATGCACTTTGTACACTGGCCTGTACTTGGCTAGATCTGTTGTCAATTTTTCCTGAGATAGGAACTTCTGTATTATCGTAACCTTCAGCAATAACACCATATGTACCATATGAGCTGTTACCGTTGGTAGCACGGATTCTACCGCCGTCTTCGGCAAAATATCCAGCATAATTGTAGTAACCGAATACTGACACGCACTCAGTTAATGAATTAGAACCAGTACACCATACACCAATACCATCACTGATGATTTGTGTAAAGTCATTACAAGTTATTGAACGATTGCCGCCGTTGTGTAGTGTTCCATCGATTTTTAATCCGGTGCAACCGACACCAAAGTTGGTAACGTTTTGAATGTAAGGGCTTCGACGAATAATCCAAGTTCTAGTATCGTCAGGACCATTACCTGGATCTAGACTTACATAGGCACCACCCGTTGGTCTGCGTGTGCCAAAGCCGTTTGGACTTGTTAAAGATCCTGCTAGACCTGTTAATGTCATGTTACGAATGCCTGTAGCATTACGTACATAGAACATATCTTTCAAACAGTCTCCAGCATACACTGTCATAAATCCTGTGCCAGTTGTTAGTGCAACTACTGAACCTCCTACTGTTTCTGAAATAGTAATTTGACTGCCTACTATTTCTTTAACATAATATGTTTGTCCTAGAGTAACTCCACCAAAATCATCATTTGTTGTTGCCGCAGAAAATTGAATAGGCATATTAACTGTGACATTTTTAATAGATCTCAGTGTAAATCTATTAGTTGAGCTACTTGAGCTAGAAGTTGATGTATAAACAGTTACTTTAGGTTGTACCACAGTTCCACGAAGTTCGTCACCGATTAGAGCAGTATTATCTGCAACTATGATCGGTAGTTCTTCAGAATATGTTCCTGTTTTAATCATGATAGAAGTTGTCTGACCTTGATTAATTAAAGGAACATTTTCTGTGCTGGCATTTTGTATTGCATCGATTACAATGTTCATCAGGCTGGTAATTTCAAGATACGCACCAGACTCTAAAGTTAATCCATTGTTGATATACTGTTGTACTGTCGGGTCTGCTATTACTTCCCAATTTTGATTTCCAACGGTTTCTGGATTGTTATCGATATTGCCATCAATTAAACTCTTATAAAATATTTCGTTCCAATAGACAATGTCGTTAGTGACATAAGTTTCTGTAGCGTCCCAAACAATATTTTCAACTTGATAGTTAACATCTGGGTTAGAGTTTTGATAGACATAACCAATCAAAACTAATAGTCGTTCAAGTGCGGCAACAATATATGGCTGTGCCGCATCTGTTTCTGTGTTAAAGAAAGTAGTAGTGCTACCTTCAGCAAAGAATGCCTTAGTAGCAATTACTGTTCTACTATTACTAGCTCTAGTAATGTCATAAGAAAGTGCGTCAATAATTAATTCTGCATCTCGTCTAGTCGAGTATTCTTGGAATTCCGATGTTGGGCTAAATGGAGAATTACTATTTGCTTTTTGATATAGCATCCACTGATACATTTCTTCAACTAAGAAATCTTTGTTCTCAGTTAATAATGTATTGGCATTCTGGAAATAAAATCCGTTCTCAACTTGTTGACAAGCATACGCAATAGTTTTCCAAGGTTTATCCCATGTCTGACCGTGATCTGCATCGTCTACACCGTCGTTAGATACGTAGTACAGATCTGGAATAACAAACATTTTTTTCCAGTTTGGTTGTCCGTTAGAAATGTGGAAGTGATAATCTTCTGTATCTCCGGCAGCACCGCCTTGTGGAATAATTGGAACAGCAACAGTTGATGTTCCGTCAAATGTAACAATGTCGCCTTGAGTATTACCTGCGTTTTCTTTTGCATGAACTACATATACTACCCAGAATGCGTTAGCAACATCTAGGTCAGGTCTAAAGAACGAACTAGATGTATGATTTCTAATACAACGATATGTGCAGTTTTCCCAGATTACTAAGTCGCCGATAATATAATTTGTGGTGTTAGTCCAGAAATTAGTCCATCTAACTGATGGAACAACCAACTTCCATTTAAGATAATTGACACCTACAAAGTCAATATTGTCCCCATTGGTCAATGAACCGTTAGGAACTTCGCTGATAATCAATGTTGTACTGTCATTTACAGATACCACAGTCTGGCCTTGCGTAAATGATGGGTTAACTAAAACCATGCCCTTTGTAATGCCAGCCGTTGAAACTACTTTTAAAGTTGTTCCAGAACTTCCTGTGTCCACATAAGAACCAGTTACTGCATAACTTGTTGGATCTTGGCCTGCGCTATCTATCACGGCTGTGAATAATTGTCCGCCTCTGCGTACAACATCACCGACTCTATATTGAGCACCCGAACTCCACTCGTTCATCATTCTATAACCTTGGGTTATTAGTTCCCAAGCAGATGACGAGTCTTCAGCATTAACTGAAGGAATGATATTTAAGTTATTGTTGATTAAACTTACGTAAGTGTAACCGCCATAGATAACAATGTCGCCTTTTTGATACAATGCTGAACTGGTCCAGCCATTTTCAAATTGTGTACCTGGTAGCCAAACATTAAATGTAGTTGTATCAAATGTAGTAGTAGAAGTATGTCCTTCTGTACAAATATAAACATCTGCTCCTAGTTTAACAAGGTCGTTTAATTTATATCTTGTCGATGCAGTCCAAGCACCTTTGTATTCGATACCATTGTTTACTACTTCCCATTTGTAGTTGTCTGCTTCGCGGCCGTCTGTAATATTGTCAGCAGATGTATGATCTTCAACGCAACGATAAACTATACCGCCATATTTTACAATATCTCCAAAACCATAGACAGTAGAAATAGCCCAAGCAGTATTCCAGTTATCGAACTGTGCGTATGTGTCCCATTTGGTTAGGTCAATGGTTGTTAATCCACTGGTATGTGCCTCGGTACAAATATAAACAACACCACCAAATCTAATGATATTGCCGATTGAATAAAATGTGCTCGGTGTCCATTCTTCTCTCCATGCTCGACCATCAATCATTAGTTCCCAGCGAGGAGTGCTTGCGCCACCGCCTGTTACATAATATAAGTCGTCGTAGAAATTACTAGAGGATGTGTGCGGCTCTTTACATACGTAAGTTTTACCTTCGTATTGAGATACAGCGTCTCTGTTGTAGAACACGCCATCGTTCCATTGTCCTTTCCAGGTATATCTTAATCTACCAATTTTAAATTCTGCCGCCATTTTTAATCCTTAAATTATCATTAAACTCATGTACTTATCACACTATAGAATCGACTGGATAAACATATTCTTTGTTTAGACGTACAACAAATTCGCCGTTGTCGTTGATATAGTAAAACATACTTCTGCTGTCCCATCTATACTGATCCCACTCTAAATTTGAGTAAGGACGACTATGGTCGAGTTCTAATCTACCTTCAAAGAAATCAACACCGTATTGAAAATCCGTAAAGTCGTTTTCTGTTAAACCTGGATTGTTGATAGTAATATCGTCTTCATCTTTTAAACCGTCAACTTTAATAAAATAAAGCATTCCGTTGTCATCTCTTCTTAGCCCGTAGAAAAAACGTATGCTAAGGTCACCTGCTAGGTCTGATGGTTGTGTTCCAATATAGTATGTCATTATCTATTCCTTATGATATTTCAACATAACTCATGATGCAGTCTAATGCCGCTTCTTGGCTAGCAGAAATATGAATTGCGTTATTTGGTGCTAAAATTAATTTTTCGCCACCGTTAACAACACGTAAACTTGAATTTGGTGCTATAATAATATCTTTAATAAAATAACCTACAGTACTAGCATCGTCTGTAACGGTAATACTGGCTAAAATATTACTGCCTGTTAAATTTGCCAGACTTAAACCAATGACTGTACCTCTGGTACTTGGTCCAAATTCTAAAACTTGTATAGGAGTTGTTCCTATTTCGTTAACTACTTTGTTCTTAAAAAAGTTTGCCATGTTCTTATCCTAATATCAGTGCGTAGGTGATTGCAATATCTTCAGCAGTGGCCGCATTAATACCACCACCAGCACCTGCGGCAGAGTCCCAAGTAGTTCCATTAAAAATTTCTAACTGTTTTAGTTCTGAGTTGTAACGTGTCATACCGACTACAGCGTATGCTGGACGTTCTGAGCTAATACCTGTTGGAACTACGAAACCATTTGTACCTGCAATTTTAAAATATCCAGTTCCGGACTGAGTAATTGTTGTTATTGCTCCAGAAACTGTGTTTGTTATAGTATTATCTTTAATAGCAAAGTTGGCCAGTTTGATACTGCCTGTACCTGTGGCATTAAAAATAATGTCTGTGTTTGTTGTACTGCTAATTGTATTGCCGTCAATAATAATGTTGTCAACTTCAACACGTGGCACTTGTAATCTAGCACTGGTTAAATCTGCTGTTACAACATTATTGTTGTAAAATCTAATAGTATCATCATTTGCGCCAGGTGTTAGTTCTGCTGTGATACGTGTTGTATCATCCAAGTCGCCGACACCACTTAGTTTAATCCAGTTAACTCCGTCATAGCCTTCATAACGACCCATCTGGCTATTGAAACGAATCATACCAGACTGTGCTGTTGGACGCTCTGCTGTGTTACCCACAGGAATTATTAAACTTTGATTTGAATTAATGCTTACTAGTTTATTAGTTCCTGGTTGGATTACAATGTCGCTGGCAGAATTACTGCTGATAACGTTTGCGTTAACATTAAATTCTTCTAGAACAATGTAGCCTGTGCCATTAGCACGTAGTTCTAAATTACTGTTGGATACTGTTGTGGCAATGTAATTGTCTTTGACAATTATGTCACCTGTATAAAATTCTTCTGCTGTAACTCTGTTACTGGCCAATGCGTTTGTTGAACTGACGTTTCCGCTGACAGTTAAATTCTGTCCCAATGAAACGTTGTTATATGGCATTGTAATAATGCCTGTACCGGCTGCGCTTAATTCTAAATTACTGTTAGAAAGTGTTGTTTTAATTGTGTTGCCAGCAATTTTAATATTTTGAAATTGTGCATCGCTGCCAACTGTTAATGTGCCCGAAACGCTGTAGTTACCAGTCTGTGTTACGTTACCAGTTTGAATAATATTACCAGTGTAGGTAACTGTTCCGGTAATATTTGTATTACCTAATGTAGATGTTCCTAGTACTGTTAGGTCGTTGTTAATTAAAACATTGTCACTAGGTACATAAATTCTTCCTGTGCCGTTAGCACGTAATTCTAAGTCAGCATTTGAGTCAACGGTTTTAATTACATTGCCGTCGATATTAATACTGTCAACGTGTAAATTACCAGTGTATAAATTTGCCCACTGTAGTCCGTTAGTTCCTAGTGTATAAGTTTCTGTTACGCCTGGAGTGATATTGCTGGTAATACCGGCAACAATGCTAATAGTGTCAGTGGGCTGATCACCTAGTGTAATATTTCCGCCAACTGTTACGTTACCAGTAACATCTAAATTACCAGTAATGTTTACATTATTTTGTAGATTAATTTCATCGTTGGCACTTAGAACGTTAACTACACCGGTAGTGCTTTCAATAGTGTTGCCACTGATTTTAATATTACCAGTGCTAACTTCTGTACCATCAATATAAGTTGTGTTTACGCCATCAGTAAATGTTACACCAGTTAAAGAACTAATGTTAAAACTTGTTGTGGTAAATTCTACTGTACCAGAGGCCTGGTTAACATAAAATAAGTCGCCAACTCTAAAGTCACCTTTATGGTCGACGCTGGAATAATAAATCTTTGCACCGTTTAGTTCAACAACTTCGTTAGCCTGTACTACATACGTTACATCATTATCTGTTCTGTGTAGTACACCAATATAGGCTAAGTTCTGTCCAATTAAGTAAGCAACAACACCTAGTCCGTCGCCATAGATACCATAGTTACCATAAACTGCGGCAGATCCAATACTACGAACTTCTGCACCAAAGTCTGAATAATCAACTAGACTAAATGCTGTGGCTGTGCCTCCTGCATTAGTTCTAATGTCCTGTGGCAATAGAACATCGTCTACAAAAACTGTAGAAGTATCTGCGCCGTCAAAGTGCGCTAACAATACGCTGTAAGAATCGTTTGGTAGTGCAGAAGAAGGAGCAGTAAACGAACTAGTGTGTCTAGCAGTTCCTTTGCTCACTCGGACATCGTCTACATATCCAACAAAATTTGCAGATCCGCTACCATCAGAACCTATTCTAAATGAACCATTATTGCCTACATCTCCTGCAACAGTATCAGTTGTTCCTAATAAAGTTCCGTTGACAAATGCTCTGATAGTTGAACCACTTCGTGTAAATGCGATGTGTGTCCATGTGTTAATAGATATTGTGCCGCCAAAAGTAACAGTACTGCTTCCGTAAAAGTTTCCTTTTAGTGTACCGTTTTCAATCATTGTGGTGTATCTGTCGGCTGCTTCACCACCGATGGTAAACAATGAAAATGTGCCAGTTACGTTTGTTGGATAGAACCAACCTTCTAATGCGAAATCTGCATCGAATACAAAGTCAGTTAAACTGTTTACAGTTACATAATCGCCTGTACCGTCTAGATACAGACTAGCAGTTCCAAATTTTTTCTGTGCTGTTTTAAGTTGTGCATCTCCATTGGCTGTAATAGTTTTACCGCCACGTTCTGACTGTGTTTCTAATCCTGTAACTTTACCTGTTAGATAAATTTTACCGTCTGTACCAACTTCGTCGATTGTACCTGAGCCTAGAACAGTAACTCCGTCTGTGTCATAGTAACTTAGTGTGTTGCCCACAGCAAATGTACCGGAGTTGCCAGTAACTCTAACTTCTGTTCTACCCTGTCCAGCAAATCCTTCGCTACTGCTGTACAAATACATACCTTTATCAGCAAAGTATGTAAACGAGTTTAACCATTCAATTCTTGCACCGTTTGTAGCAATTAATGTTTCAGCCGCTGGTGTGATAAATGTCACTGCGTGGAATAACATGGCCGCTTCAATGCTGTTTGCATTGACAATGCTACCGTCTAAGAATGCACCGTGACCTGCATCACCTGCGGCATATCCGCGAGGGTCATCTGCTGTGGCTGTACCCAGTCTTACACTACTACCAAAGGTTAAAACTGTAATATTTTTTACATAAGGACTGCGTGTACTAACAGTCATACCTGGAGCAAATGTAAATGCGTGTCCAGTGTTGCCAATTGGCTCGTGCTCAAAACCTGTAATTGTAAAGTCTTGAATGGTAGTTTCGCCATTCATCTTGAAACAGTCTTGTTGACGTGTTGCCGCTGTAGGACGAATTGTTACAGAACGCAGGTTAGCACCAACAATCGCAACGCCCTGTGGTACTGTTAGTGGAAAAATTTCTTCGTAATCGCCAGGGTACACATAAACAGTATCGCCTGTAGTTGCTTGGCTAAGAGCATGTTTGATTGTTAAGAACGGATCGTTTTGGTGTGTGCCGCTGTAACTGTCACTGCCGTTTACAGCAACGTACCAAATGTTCCCCTGACGTAGGTTTAAGTTAATGTTATCTACAACTAAATCACCAGTATCGATTACATCAGCAAATAAGTTGTTAGTCCATACGTCTGCCCAACGTTTGCCACTTTCACCTAATGTGTAAGTATCGTCTTGATCTGGAACAATGTTGCTGGCTACATCTGCGGCAAAAGTAATATTATCTGTATTGGCATCACCTAATGTAATATTGCCGTCTGCTGTGATATTTCCAGTAGCATGAATATTTCCGTAAACATTAGTGTCGGCAAATACTTCTACTGTGCCTGTGCCATTTGGACGTAGTTCAAGATTGGTGTTTGTGCTGTTTGTGCTGATAACATTGTTTTCTATGTCAATGTCGTCAACACGTAATTTTGCTTGATATACTACTGGACTTGCACCGCTAGGTAGCAAGGATAATACATCTTGTGTTGTGGAAATTGTTGTAGCAGAAATGCTAATGTCTGCAATTTCTGCTAGAGTATCTACTAGTAAGTTAGTAGTTCTAGTTGTACCATTTACGTGTAAAGTATGTGTAGGGTCGTTAGTCTTTATACCAACTCTGTGGTTGGCGGAGTCTGGATCAGTAACTTTTAAGTAAACAAGGTCAGTCTCAAAGGCTAAATCCACACCCTGGCGTAGAAGGTTGGCCTTTAAGAGCGGACCGGAAATTCGACCAACGGCCATATATCACTCCTGATAACCCCGTGTTTCACGGTTAACCAAGTTCTCATCCCTTGCGGGCTCTTTGCTGGTTTACCACAGTTTAATCATACAAGAAATTGGTCGTTCCTTGTAATCAGTAGTATTTAGCCGTTTGTATTTTTAACCTAGTATTAGGTTCCAAAGATAGGAAATGTCTTCCATATATTGTTGCGTAACAGTTTCGCCCTCACCGCCAGCATTACCCCATTTTGTACCAGTCCACACTTCAACAACACTTTCTTCAATGTTGTATCTAGTTTCACCGACTTCTGGGGATGAAGGTTGTTCTGCTGTAGTTCCGTAGGGAATTACTAGACCATTAGTTCCAGTAAATTTAATATATCCTAGCCCTGTAGATCCAAGTGTTATTGCAGAATTTAACTCGTTTCTAATATCAGATCCATCTGGGGTAATATTTTCAATTCTATTAAGTCCGGTTCCATTGGGTGCAAATGTTAGATCATTGTTAGTTGTAGTAACTGTGTTAACATCAAATAATGTATTGTCTACTAGTAATCCGTTAGTACGTAATCTTGTGGAAGTAATATCCATTGTTAGGATATTATCTGCTTTAAAGTTTATTTCTTCACTAGAACCAGCAGTTACAGATGTTTGTCTATCTGCTGAATATACTCCGCCAAATGCCGCGCCATAGCCTTCAAAAATTCCAGTTGTGGTATTAAATCTAACATCACCTTGTTGGAATGTTGGGCGATTTGCCGTGGTACCTTTTGGAACTATTAATGCCGCAGTAGTATCAAATTTTAAATTTTTACCAGTGTTGGGCTGTAGTACAATGTCATCTGCATTAGAAACAGTACTTCCAGTAAATTTTGTAGTTTCTAAAAATACTCCGCCTGCAGAGTTTCCTCTTAATTCTAAATTTGAGTTACTGGTAGTTGTAGAAATGTAGTTGTCTTTGATTAAGATATCTGCATTATAAAATTCTTCAGCAGTATATCTATTGCTGGCTGTGATATTTGTTGTGTAATAATCACCAGAAATGCTAAGACTTCGTGTAATGCTAACATTATCTACTGGAATTTGTATAATGCCGGAAGCGTGTGCGCTTAGTTCTAAATCACTGTTTGAATCACTGGTGAAAATTCTATTATTAACTATCTGAACATTGTCAAAATATGCGCTAGATCCTACAGTTAATGTTCCGCTAATGTCTAAAAATCCTGTGTTAGATTTATCACCAGCGAGTACTACTGCACCGGTATGATTTAAAGTTCCTATAACATTTACAGATTTTACAGTAGTTAATCCGCTGACAGTAAGATTTTGGTCGAACGCCGCATAATCTTTTAAGTTTACGATTCCTGCAGAATTAGCACGTAGTTCTAAGTCACTGTTTGACACAGTAGTTTCTATTACATTTCCTCTAATTCTAATATCGTTAATATTTGCTTCTGATGTATAAGTATCTCGCCATACTTTTGTACTTGAACCTAAGTTGTAGGTTTCTGTTACATCTGGTTCAAAATTTTGATTTAATGTTTGTTTGAATGTTACGGTATCTACTGTTTGATTACCTAAAATTAATTGTCCACCTAGACTAAAATCTCCGGTGATATCTAAATTCTTAGCAACATTAACATCTAAAGTTAGGTTAGTTTCTCCGCTGGCTGATAAAATGTTTACTTCGCCAAATAAAGATTCAATTGTATTTCCTGCTATTTTTAAATTGCCTGTATTAACAAAATCTTTTGTAATTGTTGTTACGTCTGCGCCCGTGGTAATAGTCAAACCAGTTGCACCTGTTGATGCTAATCCGCTGGCGTCAAAACTAACTGTACCATTTTCAAAATCGACATAAAATTGATCGCCTACACGGAATGTACCTTTGTGATCCTGACTTTGATAGTAAACTCTACCGCTGTTTAATTCTACTGTTTCGTTAGTTTGTACAACTAGTGTGTCATCATTAGTAGCATCTTTGCCTGTACCTATATAGGCAAAGTTGTGCTGAATTAGATACATTAATGTATCTGCACCGTCTGCTACTGCTCCATAATTTCCGTAAACGTTTGCTGAACCAATACTACGAACTTCTGCACCATAGGCCAGTGTGCTACCATCTTCAGTTAATCTACCTGTGCCTTGTATAGCATATAGAGCTCTATTAGCAAAATATGTAAATGAATTTAACCATTCAACACGCACACCGTTGGTCATTGTCAATGCATCTACACCAGGTGTGATAAATGTCACAGCATGGAACAACATACTTGCTTCTTTAGTTAAGTAGTTTGTTTCACTACCGTCTACTAGGGCACCTTTACCCGCATCGCCACTGGCAAAACCTCTTGGATCATCGGCTGTAGTTGTTGTACCTTGTGTTATAACTGATACATTTTGAATGTAAGGACTGCGACTAGTTACCTGCGCATTTGGAGCAAAACGGAAAGCATAACCTTTGTCGTTAATACTGTCATAGTAAAAGTCTTTGATTGTTAAGTTATTAACTGTGGTTTCACCATTTAAATGAAATACGTCTTCGCTTTGACTGGCTGTGTCTGGAACAATGGTAACGCTTCTTAATTCTAATCCACTTACAGCAACACCTGCCGGAACAACTAATGGTAATAGTTCTGCATAAGTTCCTGGATATATTTTAATTGTGTCACCGGCAGTGGCCACGCTTAATGCTTTTTCAATAGTAGCATACGGTGCGTTTTCGTGATTACCTTGATTTAAGTTATCGCCATTTTCAGCAACAAACCATGTTTTGCCCGGACGAAGAGCATAGTTAACTCCACTAGGAGTTGATAAACTGCTAGTAGTTACTTGTTGCCCGTTGACTAGATTTGTGTACAGGCCGTTCCATCTATTAGATGATGATGTTCCTAAACTATAAAATGCATCTGTATCTGGAACAATGTTACTGGCTATGTCTGCATTAAAATCTACAGCATCGTTTTGATCTGAACCAAATGTAATCGTGCCGTCTAAGGTAATATCGCCGGTAGAGTGTAAATTACCAGTAATATTAAACTCGTTGTAAACTTCTAACGTGCCTGATCCGTTTGGTCTAATTTCTAAGTTAGTATTAGATGAACTTGCTGTCAAGGCGGCATCGCCCAAATCGATAACATCATCAAATGTTGTTGTAGATGCTAGTCCTAAGTCTAAGAAGAAATCCTGTCCGCCGCTGGCTGGACCACCGTCTAATTGATCTAATAAAATACTGCTAGTAGTGGCAATAATATTATTGTTAATAAAAATATCGTCTGTAGATATAGCAGATGCAACTACACGATTAACTGCGGTAATGTTTAACGATCCTAATGCTGTAGTAATTCTAGAGAAATCTACAGTAATATCGTTATTAGTAAAATTTGTTGATAGTGTATTGGTACTGCGTGTTGTACCTAATACTTCTAATTCTGTGTTGGGAGAATTAGTTTTAATGCCCAAGCGGCTAGTGCCAACATCGAAGTATATTAAATCGGTTTCAAAGGAAAGATCAACACCGTCTCGCAACAGGTTGTCTTTAAGCATTCCACCGGAAATTCGGCCAATATCTACAGGCATGTGATTAGTCTCCAATAATATTTATTGGATCCTGAATTATTAAAAGTGTTGAGATTAACGGTCGAAGCCGTGAATGACAGTGACTGGTTTACCGTAAGGAACAGCACTTGTGAACTCTACAAAACGTCCAACTCTTGTTACAGTAACGCTAACAGTTCCAGATCCGCTAGCATTTGTGTTTAGTGTTAAACTTACGCCAGGACTTACACCTGTTACAGTCCCAGAAACACCAGATCCAGATACAGTTGCACCGATCATACTGTCAGTGGCTTCTGAAGTAATTAATGTTGGGTTTCCGTCTGTCTTTGCTACAGAAATAGTACTTGCGGGCGCATCTACTAGTGTGTAGTTTGTTGTAGAAATTTGATAAACGTTTTCAATTAATACGAATAAGTTCTGTGGGTTTGTTAGTTCTGGATATGGATAATCAGCATACCCCGAATCCAACGGGCCAAAATAAACTTCGGCAGCGTCACCGTTACCTAGATTTTGTTGTGTAATTAGTGCTGGTTCTTTAAATCTAAATTTGCGCCATGCCGCTGGAGTTCCTTGACGTCCTTCAAATTCTTGGTCCGTTGTGTTATAACGAATATGTCCTTCGACTGGACTAGTTACTGTGCCAGATTCGCCAGGACGACTAGTAGTAGGTCCGTTGGGAATTAACAATACGTTTTCAGTATCTAACTTAACTTCGTCTGTAATTTCAACCGCAATACGATTGTCTTTTACATTACGACTGTTTAATTGATTACGTTTTAAAAACTTCATTAACTTACTCTCATTGAAGTTAGAGATACACTTAGTCGTGTATTTGCATCTGCTGTTGCCCAAATTCTTTCTTCTGAACCTAGTACAATTTTTTCTGTATCAAATGTAAATGTTTCACCTGCTGGTATTGTTAAGTTATGAATAACTTTAGTAGTGTTAGCAATAGTAGCCGGTAAAGGTGCTAATAACCAAAGATTTAAAACAACATCCGATGTTGAATAATTGCAAAACATCATGCAGGTCACAGCATATTCTCTGTCATCAGAACCAACAGTGCCAGGGGCAGTATAAATTGCACTGCCTAGTGTAGTTACTAAATTGCTTGTGATTGCCATGTTCTATCCTTAAAATATCATACTGTAAACGATTGCTTTACGTTTACTTATTAATTCATCTTGCTTGTTCTCTGAGTTTACAAAGAACAATCCTGTGCCACCTTGGGCTTCATTCTTAGCATAAAGTTTTACACCATCGGCTACGCTTCCTGGATCTTCTGTTTGTAGGTATAATTTAAAATGGTCATCGACACCTACGCAACCTGTACCGTCACTGCGTAAAACTAAATCTTCGTTACTTAATCTACTTTCAATAGTAGCATTATAAAACTTTAAATTCTGTACTTCAAATCTGTCTACAAACCAAGCGGCATTAATTACATTATCTAAAGTTAATGTTAAATTACTTGGGCCACCATCTGCTTCAAAGTCACTAATTTCCAAATAAGAATCATACAATACTGTTACGCCGCCAATCTTAGCACTATCTTGTAATTTGTAAGGCGGATTTAATGTAAAGTAACTACCTACATAATCTGTAACTGCTTGAATGTTAGGAATAATATCTGGATCAATCGGAGGAAGGCCAGGTGCTGTATAATCTAAAACTTGTTCTTCATAGTTTACTGTGCCAGTAACGTTAACTACAGCCGTTCCTGTTCCTAACAAGTTTAAATTATATCCAGCAGTAGTAATGGAATTAGTCTGTATTCCAATTAAATCATCAGTTTCATTTTTAGCAACAAACAGTCCGCTACGTGTTGTACCAGATTGTGTATCTAACCAGTTTTTTGATTCATCAAAAACTAAAAAAACATCAGGTCTTGATCCGCGAGATATTTGAATACCCGCTTCTCCTAGTCCTGTTGGACTAATACCTGCGCCGCTTTCGCCTCTGTTTAATAGAATAATTTTATCTTCTATTTCAACGTTGACTGTTTGTATGGATGTTGTATTACCTAATACAGTTAAATCACCGGTGACAAGAACCGTACCAATTTGATCACCAGTATTCAGCGTAATTGTTCCGCCAGAATTAACTGATATCTTATAATCGGTGTCTTGTACTTTAACTATTCTTGCCATGTGTAATCCTTAATAAGGGACCTAAGTCCCTTATATTAAACTGCAATCAATACTAATACGTCTGCTGACGAATCGTTATCTAAATACCACTTGTACTTGTTACCGCTAAAGTCATAAGCAAGGCGCTTAGTTAATTTAGCAATAGCAGTAGTACCAGGAGTTTGACCAGTTGTAGAACCTAAAATACGAATTTCACCATTGGCTGCTGGTGTTCCAGAAACTAGTTTACCAACTTTTAAGTTAGTACCTGTAATAGAACTGATGCTTTCTGCTTCAGTAAATGCATCATCGGATGTTTTTAAAACAACGTATGTGCTCTTGCCACGTTGTTTAACAATTTGATAGTCACTGGCTAATGAACCGCCGAAGTAACCTTGAACTAAAATACCTGCTTGTGATGTAGTAAATGAACGAGTAACTTTAGTACCGTATACATCTTTCTTTAATGGACGTCCCATTTGTTTTCTCCTTATGTTGACGTTTTAGGTCTACGCAGAGGGATTCTGCATAAGTTCGCTAATGCGAATATAATTTAGACATTGTATTTAGCCACAAAAGAAAAAGGACTCCGAAGAGTCCTTTTCTTGTTACACTTGTTAAGTGTTGATTACTGGAATGTAGCGTTAGAGATACTAACTGTACCTAAGTAATCAGCCGCGTTACCAAGAGATGATGCTGTGTTGTTCAACTCAACATATCCATAACGAGTCATGAAAGACACGACTGGTTCGAATGATGTTGGGTCTAATACAACGCCAGAGCTCATCAATGGAACGTATGGGCAGTAGAAAGCGGCTGCGTCAGATTCGCTAGAACCTTTGTAACCAACTAATACTGATGCGCTGTCAGATGCGTATGTGTTAACATAGATCTTCATAGCATTGTTCAATGTACCAACAAACTTAGTGTTTGTAGGTGCTTCGAAAGTACCTTCTGTTGTTCTTGCGAACGCAGAAGTTGTTGCACTTTGAAGGATTGTTAATGCGTATGGGCTAACAACGGCCCAGTTACCAGCACCACGACGTGTACGTTGTGCGATAACGTTAGCGGCACGGTTGATTAGAACTGCCAAAGCGGCGTGTTCGTCACCAACGAATGTTGCTGTACCAGATACTGTTGCCTGGTCAAATGCTTGGTTGTTACCGTTAGATGTTGCAAGAGTTGCTAGGGAACCTAGAACTTCTTGGTCGATTTCAGCAGTGATTTCTTGAGCAAGAGCAGCCATGATTTCTGCTTCGATGTCAATACCTTGTTGGGCTTGTGCATCTTGAGCAGCCTCGAATGTCCAACGTGCAGACAATTTACGAGTCTTGGCTTCAACTGTTTGCTTCAAGATTTGGATGCTCATACGCTTACCAGCAACACCTTCTAATGCGGCAGTTGCGGCGGCTGTAGTAGCAGATCCGTTATTTGCAGAATAACCTTCTGCAATCTTGAATGGGCTTAGAGCCTCTTCACCAGCGGTAGCACCATATGTACCACTTAGTGTATCGCTGTAGCGAACACGTAGAGTATGGATTTGACCAACTGGACCAGTCATTGGTTGTACACCAACTAATTCGTTGGCAATAACTGTTGGCATAACACGACGGATCACTGGAAGGATCACGCGGTTAAGGGTTGCGACGTTACCGGCAGAAGTAGCACCAGTTGACGCAGATTCTGAAAGATACTTACGAGTATTCTCTAAAGTAACTCCCATTACGCTACGCTTGGTACCTTGAAGGCCTTCTAATAGTGCCTCTTTAGTTTCTTGCCAGCGGCTTTCTAGTAGTTCTGACATTTAAATTCTCCTTATTTTAATCCAGCAAGGCGACGGATGTCAATTACATCGGCCTGGCTATTAGCACTACTAATGCTATGGGTTTCTTTGTTGCCTGTGATTTCTTTTGCCTCTACAAGAGCCTTCTTCTTCTCCGGTGTGCTACCACTCAATACTGCTGGTAAGTACTTGTCGAAACTAGTACGTAGTTTTGCAGTTTGCACACTTTCTAGTAACTCGCTCATGATGTCTTTTTGGTCCTTGTTTAGAGGATTTAGAAGTTCACTCATTACTTCTTTACGTTCAGCGGCTTCTTGTGCGCGAGCAACTTCTTGCTCTTTGCTTTCTACCAACTGTTGCTTTTCAGAAATAATGCTCTGTGCTTCTGCGAGTTTTTGTTCTTTTTCTGCGATTACTTTGAGTAACTTGCTTGTCTCTGATTTCTCGTTCAACAAACTAGATTGATACTCAGTTGTAAATGCTTCAAAAATCTTACGTCCAAAGTCGTTTTGACGAGCTTGGTCGATATCTTCTTTAAGTTGAGTAATCTCTTTCTCAAGACCTTGTTTTACAACAGATTCAACTAATTCTGCTGAAGTCTTTACAAACTTGCTCTTAAGTTGAGCAAATTGTTCTTTTGCTTCTTTAACAAGTTTAACTTTGGTTTCTGCCAAGTCTTTCTTGTCATCATAGAAGTCTGCAATTTCCTTAGCCAATGCTTCGACTACAAACTGCTCTAACTTACTAAAATTCTCAGCCATTACTTTCTGATCTTCGTGAAGTTCAGAAATTTCTCTAGCAAGAGAAGTCAATACAAACTCGTTAAGTTTACTTGAGTGTTCGCGAATAGCAACAGCATACTTGGCTTTCGCCTCTGCTAGTTGTGCGCGATCTTCTGTAAACTCTTGGATTTCGACAGATAAACGATCTTCAATCATGTTATTGATTGCGTCGACCATTACTTGTTTGTCATGTTCGTATTTTTGCGCGAATTCTTCGCGTAGTTGTTGAGTAGCCTGTTCGCGGTTTTCAGCGATTCTGGCGTTCCAAGCAGACTCGATGTCTGCTTTGATTTCTTCGGAAATCACGTTGTTTTCAAATAATGATTTAAGTGCATCCAACATTGTGATTCTCCCTTGTTATTGGAGTCCGCCTATTATTTTTAATAGGCTTTCTTTTAAGTATTGCTGTGCCTTTGCGTCGCCTTGTACTTCTTGTGCTATTCTTAGTGCCTTATATCCGCCCTTACTATTCATGAGATGCTCATAAATGGGCGTTGGATACGCACCCGGGGCTGATGGTTGAGCTACTACATCAACTGTAATAATCTCGAAATCTGACACTTCACCGGATCCGTCTTCTTTGACGTTTCCGGATCCGCGCGAACTAACTCCTAACTTAACACCACTTTCCAACATAGTTTTCACTAATTGTCCCATTGGGGTTGGAAGAATCTTAAGTTTACCGTAACCATTTGGGCCATCCATCCACATTTCTGTAATCATATGGCTTACACGGTCTAGGTTAATTTTTAAGTCGTCTGGATGATCTACTTCGCCAAGAACTGAATATCCACCAGTGATCTGGTCGTTTAGTGTTTTGACAGCCCTGCCGATTTCGCTCACAGGATACACACGCTGATTTGCGTTACGAATGCCGCCCTGGATACAAATACCCTTCATATAAAGGTTTTTGCCTCCGTCGCCATCCGACTCCACAACCATTCGGGCTTGGTCGAATGTTAGGTTCTCACGTAAGTAGAAATTACTCATCTAGATTAGACCCTAATTAACCTTTGCTACCAATGATACTCTTGGTATCAGCGCCGCTTTCGCCTGCGCCTTTCTTCTCTGCGCCATGACCTTTGCTTTGAGCATTAAGTTTTGTCGCATTTTTTGAACCAGGCACATTAACGTTACCTGAATTCAAATCCTTTGTTGATGGATTTGCTAAACCACCTTGTGTACCACCTTTGT